ATCAAGCGGGTTTTTCGTCACCGCAAATCTCCTTATATCTTTCAAGGAACCTATGCTCCGCCTTCAACGCCGACCATGGTTCTTCTAGTACGACATTATCCGGAAGTGGCTGAGCAACGAAGTCACCCCAGTTCCACTCGCGCCATCTCTTCATGTACTGCCGAGACTCCCAGTAAACGGCCGAGGTGTCTGCATACTTTACACTAGCGTGAACGTTTGAAGTGTAGTCGACACCAAACCGCTTCCATACAGCCGCCTGGATTCTCGCCGCTGTCTTACAGAATCCCTTAGCCCACGGCATCACTTTCAGGGGCTTAATCATGTCTCCAGTGTACGCCTCGTCACCGTCATGGAGCAAGCCAGCCAACGGGTATAGGACCATCATGGATACGATTACTGAGTGCTGTGCTACGCTGTACCGAGTGTGTGCATTAAACCGGAAAGTACCAGCGAGCGAATAGGCAATGTCACCGATGTTTATATCCGCTGGATCCGGATCCCTGATGCTCAGGTGAACACCGCTGACAGTCTCTACGCAATCCAGCGGCAAGCAGCCGGTTTTATCCATCTTCGTCCTCCCATTGGAACCCAAGATCGTCAAGAACTACGGACATTTCTTCAGCGGTGCGGTGGACCCAATCCTCATCCGTGACATGATATGAAGTAGCGTGCAGCATTTCATGGAGGAGATTTTCCAGTAGCTCGCGACCCCGCAATGTACTGTTAATAGAAATCTTCCGCTGTCGGATGCGGCAAACCCCGTTATTTTTCATGCGGGTAAATCGCACCTGCCATAACTCTTCGTCTAGTTCACATTCAATTGGCTTCCTAGGCACAATAATCCTCCGTACTTGCTTATTTAGTTTGCCCCTCGCGCGCTTCCTTCAGCATACGCTTGAGTTCAGACATATCTGCCTCGGTCTCAACCTCTTCACCTATTTCTTCCTGGCGATCGAGGTTCTTCTTCTGGTCATTGAGCAACATCTTGAAGAATTCATCCGGGTGATTGGCCCAGTGCTGCAATGCGAGCGCCGCTCCCTGCCGCGGGCACACCCCATGCGGAGCACTCAGTATATCGGTGCCCGTAATGACAATATTCTTGGCCTTGCTTGCATCGCGGTTTAGACGGGCCATTGCCGGGTGAGATCGTATCCAGTCGATCTCTTCTTTCGGAGAGCACTCCAGAGGCAGGCTCGCGGCGGCCTGCTCGAATGTTTCCTGTATCTGTTCCTTGACAATCTCTGCCCGCTCTTCCTTGAGTTTGACCTGTGCCTTTGTCTTTCCTTCGTTGGCGAGATGCTCTTCGTAGAACTTGCGCTCGTCCTTCGCCAGATATCCCATCTCGCGCATCACCTTCCATTGCGCGTGGCTCCAGTAGGAATCCTCTTCAGCCATCTTATTTCTTATATTGGCCTTGAACTCTTTTTCTTTTCCCTCGCGGCGCATCCTGTCAGCGAACATTTTCTTTATGGTTGGCGGTTTCTTGCTGTCGGTCATTTTTTCCTTTCCTTATTGAAGTATTCACCAAGCATCTGGCAAGCCTGGAGTAGGGCTGCCTCTTGCTTGTGGTTAAGCTCGGGATGGAGATACTCGACTTGGTCGCCTATGACCCATCCCCTCGGAATCGTGTAGTTATTACACATCTCGACGAAACTAAGTGCGACAGCGACAGCCGGCGGCGGCGGGATAAGAAAGTCCGGCCCCACTTCACTTTCCACCGGACACTCCGCTTTACATGGTGGTCCAGACGGTGATTGATACTCGATGGGCAGGCCGTTTTCGTCGAAGATGAGCATTTCTGGAAAAGTCCTTATGGTTCGTGTTTGACTGTATAATAGCTTACGCAAAATGGATGGTCGACTCAAATGGAAATTTTTCCCAGAATCACAAAAATGGCTGAAGGAAAGCGGCTCACTAGCCGACGACAGTTGTTCGGCGAGCACTGTTTGGACTGAATCTGACGACTATGGCGAAAGCGCTTCCAATCCGGCTGAATTCAACTAAAACTGGTCGATTTGCCGAAATAATGGAAATGTGACACGTTGTCACAACGGCGGGACGGAATCGTGTGCTACGCTTGAATAACCAAATATCCCAAGCGGCGATCGGACATGAAAGCTGACATACTACCAGGTGACTGCCTGGAAGTCCTGCCAACGCTACCAAGCAGCTCTGTGCATTGCTGTGTGACGAGCCCTCCCTACTTCGCCCTGAGATCCTACCTTAACAAAGATGATCCACTGAAGGCCCAGGAGATCGGCTGTGAGCCAACTCCAGAGGCGTTCGTATCGACGATGGTGGACGTGTTCCGGGAAGTGCGCCGCGTACTGCACCCGAGCGGGTTGCTGTTCCTGAATCTGTCAGACTCGTACTCAAATAGCAGAAATGGAGGTGGTGGCAAATATATAGCAAAGGGACAGCTTGGGAAAAAACGCAGGGCATCTTCATCCCAACTCCTCAATATCCCACACCGCGTTTCCGAAGCACTCCGCGGCGATGGCTGGTTATGGCGTCAAACGATCGTATGGGCCAAGACGAGTCCGATGCCTGAGCCAGTTAACGGCCCTCGGTGGGAGAAATGCAATACGCCAGATTGCCCGAATTGCTCTGATAACGATGGCTACATTCTCCGTAAAGGCAAAGGACGATGCACAGCGGCACACGAATATATCTTCGTGCTGGCTAAAACTGGCGACTACTTCTGGGACAGCGCGGCGTTCCGAGAACCAGCAGTCGGAGGCACCTCAGGTAATAAGACGCACAAGAACGCAACGGCCTATAGCGACGGAGATTTACACCATCGGAGATCGGTCGGGCTAGTCAATATAGTGGCAGCGAAGACCCGTAATCCACGCTCAGTTTGGACAATCTCAGCGGAACCATCCAGTGTGCGACATTTCGCAATCTACCCAAGCGAACTCGTGCGCCGCTGCATTCAAGCCGGCACAAGCGACGGTGGGTGCTGTAGTAACTGTCTATCGCCGTATGCACCTATGGTCGAGACTAAGCAGATCAAGCGAGAGCGGCCCAACGATCACACGGCAACGCACAACGAAGGCGGCGGGGTGAATTCGTGTGGAAACACGGTGGCCGGCGTAGATAAGGTCATCACCGGATACAGACCAGTATGCGTGTGTAGAGCGGAAGTGTCGCCCTGCTCGGTCTTGGATCCTTTCGCTGGGATCGGCACCACGCTTCAGGTGGCCCGCTGGATGGAGCGTGACTCGATTGGGATCGAACTGAACCCCAAGTACATCGAGCACGCCAAGAAGCGTATCGAGGAAGATCCTCGTTGCGAGAAGAACCACCCAAGAAAGAAACTAGAACATTATCCACTATTCGACGGGCTAGCTGTATGATGATTGAAATGTCTGACCGCGAGATAAAAAAACTGCTCATTTGCGATAAGTGTGGATCTCGACGGCACCGCGGGATCAGCGGCATGGTCTGCCCAGATGGCCACGGGAAAATACACCGCCGAGTCTCCGCGAGCCAGGAGGCTGATTACGACTGGCGGCAGAGGATTAAATGGGCCAAATCACTTCCGATAGCAAGGAAGGGAAAGAGTCGCCGATGGATCATAGACGGAAATGTCATGTCGATTGTTCGCTTCGACCCATCATTAGATACACCCCTACGAGTTCCCACTAACGCGACTTGCGATGATGGAATCCTTGCTGTAATCCCTGGCGAACGCCTAGTGGTTCGTAAATTTCAAGGCCCTATTACTCCGGAGCGACCATGAAAGATACATTCCTCATAGACGCAACGCACCAGATCCACGTCGACTACTACGGCAACCCAGAGGCCGATCCGGTCGTTACGCTCCAGAATAAGCTGGCAGTATTCACCAGTCACTTCAAGTTCTACGAGTTCCGCTGTATTTTCGACAGCGAGGGCGAAACATGGCGTCACCGTGAGTACGACGTGTACAAGCAAGGCAGGCCGGAGAAGCCGAACGATCTACGGCTGGCACTGGCCCGGGCCCCGGTCTGCATGCACGTCGAGGGGCACAACGTCTTGGTCCGGGGCGATGCGACCGAAGCAGACGACATTATCGCGTCAGCCGTCAATTCGCTCAAGGATGAGCGATGGAAGACAGTTATTGTCTCGGGCGACAAAGACCTGCGCCAACTATTGGTACCAGGTCGGGTCGTCATCCTTAAGTCGCTCAAGACCGAGCGTGGTAAAGTACAGTGCTACTGGTACAACGCCGAAAGGATGAAGATCGAAACCGGGCTCCGACCTGACCAGTGGGTGGACCACCAAATTCTCGTCGGCGACAAGTCCGACAACATAGCCGGGTGCCCTGGATTCGGTGAAAAGCGGGCTAGTTCCCTACTGAAGGAATACGGCAGCCTAGATAGGGCCCTGGAGTTGGCACCAGAGAGCGAGAAGCTGACGGATAACCTCAAGGCCAGCCTAGCTGAGTTTAAGCCTAAGGTAGCGGTGCGGCGTAAATTAATGACACTGGACACCACCATCGATTTGGCTGAATGTACGGTTTCCTGATACTGGTAGTTGCTTGCCTTTCTATGGAGTATATATACTCCATAGAAAGAACTGGCTTTTGTCTCGTAATGACCGGACCCCAAGATCGGCCATTGCGTTCACTATTCCTTATATGCTTCACGCCTCTAGCTATCTGTGGAAGATGGCCGAGCGGGTTCGCTTAGCACTATTCGCCAGCTTGGGCTGGCGCGTGACCTTTCCTTTCAACCCCTATACGGAGATTTTTACAAATGGCAGGCAAAGAACTAAAGCTTGGCTTCTGCCTCGGCATCATGGGCGGGATTTTGGTTTCGATCTTACTGGCCGGTCTCGTTGGCTGTTCCGACGAAACCACTCGGCCCAGGCCACAAGACTGGTATCCCGGCGAGAACGGGCGCATTTTCCGGCTGGTTCCGCCATCAGAGCAAGAGAAAGCAGAAAAAAAGCGGGATCGCACGGCACGCTTTGAATTGCGACCTATGCTTTAGATATGAAGAGGAAAATCCCAAAGACCATGCCGGCCGTTCCGGCTGGATGCACTACTAGCGGGGAGGTGATTGATCGCGTCAATGTGACGGGGCAGCGAAGAGATTGGCAAAGGACAATAGATGCCCTCAAGGGCCAGGGTTGGCTGATAACATATTCCGGAGCGTACACGGACGATGACATTTGGCCAGACTACGACGTGCAGCGATTCGTCGTGGATGCCGAGAGAATCTTCTTCAGCGACACCGGAGAACACAGGAAGGCCAGAAAATGAGAGACTTAGACTTTCAGCGCAAGCTAAATACATTGAGTGATCTCAAGGAAACGTATCTCGCTCAATTAGCCCGATGCGAGAAAGAATATCAGCGCCGCTACGGCGCGCATCCATCCAACTGGGATGACGACTTCTGGATTGATTTCGCCCATACTAGCGGCGAAATGCACGGCAGAATATCGGTGGCGCAGGTCAAAGCGAGCGCATTATTATGCGAGAAGATGACGGAGGCCAAGGCCAGAAGAAAATTACTCGACGAACAAAGATGAAAAAACTCTACGCTGTCGTCAGGGGCCAGTATGTCGTGTTCACAAGCAACTACCACTGGATTGCGTGCGTCGTATGGTTCTTCAGCCCAAATACAGAAGTTGTTGACATTTCACTGCCAACCAGGTAAATCATGCCAAGACGAATCAGAATCGACGACGAACACATTAAGATCAGGACCACGCTGCTCCGTGACATCATCGAGGAGCGGCGGGCGTTTATTGCCAATATGGACAACGATCCTGACCAGCTCCCACGGCTTATCGAGATGCTTTGCGTTGTCTGCCGCTACGGAGCTAGTGTTGGGGGCTTGACGATTAGTGTGTTCGCTGGTGGACAATGTGCGCATTGTCTTGACACAATACACAGTGACGGCGTGCTCTGCTTAGAGTGCGCTTGCAAGGCTTTTCTCTGCCGGCGATGTGGTGCTGATATTGACCTAGACCTAGATAATAGAGAATGGGAGATACCAGATGAATCTCAAGAGAATCGCCATTAACATCGAGCCGTACGTCATGGTCGCCCTGCTGATCCTGGCACTGCTGGCAGGGTTTAACGTCCTTGCCAGGCCGGGCGTCGTGTGGCAGTAACTGGTTCGTAAGAGGAGATCAACATGGCTGAAGTCCGACTGACTGCGATGGACTCGAACGGGTCCAGTTATCACGGAGTCACGATAGACGACCACGATGAATGTAAGGGCATCAAGGTCATCTGGCTACATATCGGCCAAGACACGGTCCGTATCTGGCCGGCTGATCCAGAGAAGATCGAGGATCTCGGCAAAAAGCTAATCGCGGCAGCGAAGAAGCTTCGGAAATACTTAAATAAACGATAGAAAGGAGAATCACTATGTCGAAGTTCAAAATCTTTCTGGCGGCCCTCAGTGGGCTCGCCGCGCTCGTGGCGGTAGCATTCGCCGCGGGACTGTTCGAACTTGGGATGTTCCAGTTCTTCGCACCGAAGTTCGAGAACGTCAGGCGAGAGGTGTTCGAGCAGACACAATCCTACACTCACGGAAAGATCCAGGATCTCGCCAAGTACAAGGCGGAATACGATGCCGCCGAATCAGAAGAAGACCGCCAAGCGATCAGGGGCGTCATCCTGATGCGATTCGCGGAATTCGACGAGACTAAGATTCGTTCACTGGGGCTTCAACAATTCCTTAGAGAAATGCGAGGGTACTGATGATGGTAGTGTACAGCGGAACATTGCGTGAAAAGTGTCTTATCGGAGGGCTAGTCCTCTTACTGGCAGGTCTCGCTGCCATAAGCCTTACTGGGTGTGGATTCGGAACGCAGACTGCCGACCAGCAACAGGCGGCACAGACTGCCAAGTCCATGGGCGAGGCAAACCGGCAGATCGGATTTCCGAACGTAACCAACTACCAGCAACGAAAGTTAATGAAGCTGATCTACGAGCTTTGCGACAAGGAAGACTTGGTTTGCTACGCCTATATCAAGAGCGACTACCACGGCAAGCTGTTCTTCGTGGGGAAGTGCATCGGATACGGCATACCGTTCTCGGCGCAGTTCACAAACCCAGAGAAGATTGTCGACTATAATGGTGGGCGCGTCGGCTTCGAGATGGGCACGCTTCCCCAGGCTGACCCGAATGGGCTGTTTATGCCAACGTCATCGTCTGCCACCTGGCTGATGATGATCGACAAGGAAGGGAACCCGCGTCCGGTCTACTTCGAGCCGGAGATAGTCGTGTCCGCCTTTCCGCTGCACTGAATGGATCTGACCCCGGGCTAGACCCGGCAGTAGGTTCCACCGGGGGCCAAGGAGGGCTCCCTTTTATGTTTCCTATATGAGAATCCATAATGGCTAGAAAAGACATATCCGATCTACAGGTGTTACGGGCCTACGAGAAGTCGCTTGCCCTCAGAGGACTCAGTGATTGGCGTGAACATAAGTGGCCCTACGAGATCCTGGCCGAAGAAACCGGAGAGCACTGGAAGGTTTGTTACAGGGCCTGTGAGCGCGCGGACAGCAGAGGTCTGATAAATTACGGAACAAGCCTTCGGTCTGGATGGGTAACCGGGAAAGGCAGGGAGTTGATCGTAGCAAGTTTCTTACCGCAGGAGAGCGAAAATGGAAGCACACCGACAGAAAATTGATCGATCATATATCGAGCGACGAAACGACGAGTCCAAGCACCTTATCGAGTCGAAACGCGCATTCCTAGATCGTGTCGACAATGATATTGACCGCAAAAATCGCCTCGCTGTGCAAGAGTGCCCCATCTGTTTTAAGACGGCCAGGATTGGTGGTGCCTCTATGACTGAACGGCAATGTGCTCACTGCGAGGAGATGATCCGATCCGGAAGCACTAATGTCGACGTGCTCTGTCTGGAGTGTGCCAGGAAGACAAAGCTATGTAAGCACTGCGGTGCCGACATCGACCTAAAGAACAGGCGGAAACGAGACCTACCCGACTAAAAGGAGAATATCGATGCTTGAGGTTTTGGAGTTCATTTTCAGTTCGTTCTGGGTCTGGCTCGGAACGTGGTTCTTGATAATGTGCCCGGCCGCCATCCTACGCAACGGACATTTCATTAAGATCGAACGACCGCAGAGGAAGAAATGACCGAACTAATCCCCTTCAGCACGTTCGAGCCAGACGCCACAGTCAGGCCCTCGCAATGGCCGGACCGCGGAATGCTCAAGCCTGAGTTAGTTGACGCGCACGTGAACCATGTCCTGGAGCGACTGGCCGGGCAGACAGGCGCCGCGAACATCATGGTCGGCACGGACACGACTCAGAAGGTGGGCTTTTGGGGCACACCTCCGATCGATGACGAGGATCGCCTTATGCCAGAACAAGTCGACGACTTCGTGAACTCGACTCTGAAGCATTATAAGAAAGCGAGATGGACCGACCAGTTTGCTAAGTCATTGTTACCCACGGGCATAGCGTTCGATGATTCTGGTAAGACGCTGTACGCCCCTGATAGCGAAAATAAAACCGTGTTCAAATTTAACCTGGACCCCGCCTACGATGTCAGTACGGCCAAGTTCTCAGGCGATTCAAAGATTTTTACATGGGTGATATAGTTATGACCACTAAAAAGGAGAAAGCATGCCATCAGCAATAAAGCAAATCACCGACCTTCTAGCTACTTCCGCAGAAGCGATCTCGCGGCGCAATAAGTTGATCATCACCGCGGACTGCCTGCTCCGGTCTGTGGAGACCGTAGGAGAGCCTGATTCCTGGGATAAGTCCCGCTCTGAATGGAGGGCCGCATGCGGGGATATCACCAGACTGAGTTCGATCCGGGGCGCTTGTGTCTGACGACATTCTACCATTACCAGGAGATACAAGATGAAATATCGCAAACGACCCGTCATTGTCGAAGCCTTCCAGATGACGCCCCATCGCCGTAGAGATGGCACAGATTGGCCGGAATGGCTTCATCAAGCCTGGGACAAAGAGCGCGGGTCAGAGGGATCACTCTATCCAACAGATGAAGGCGAAGGCGGAACACTGTCGATCGGGACGCTAGAGGGCCAGCAACTTATATCCTGGGGAGACTGGATCATTCAGGGCGTTCAGGGAGAAATATACCCGTGCAAGCCAGATATCTTTCCGATAACCTACGAACCAGTAGGAGAAAACTGATGTTCCATACCCACACTGAACCATTTCCTGCGGGATGGCATAAACGGGCCGTGTGCCCGAGATGCGGCTGGTCGTTCTGGCTTCCGATAGGAAGGCACATCCAATTAGGTCAACCAGGCGATCTTATCTGCGAGGGCTGCGGAAGGCCACGAGACGACACCTGGGCGATCGTGACTGCCATTCTAGCACGCCGGGGTATATGGTGGAAGCCGTGGACGTGGTGTCTCAGTGACGTATGGCTCACGCAGGATTCCGATGGTAAGTTACATGGCCTGCCTAAATAACTCCAGAATAGGAAAGCTCCATGAAAATCAACGGAGATGACGTGACCTTCGAGTCTACGGGCCGGAAAGGGAGTGCGAATTTCGGGATTATCGGGATCGGGCCGACCGAGGAAATGGTGTTCGGCGGATACGATTGGGAGTTCCTTCACTTAGCGGACCTGAAGCCAGAGGAACGCAATGAGCTGGCAAACCACATGATCGCACGGTGGGAACGCTTCCGTGGGCCTAAATAACTCCAGAACAGGAAAATTATGGACACAAATGCGAACGGCTGGAATGTACTTATGTCCGGGAGCTTCGATGATACGCACCGGATACTGACACTCGTTAATAATGAGGTATCAAGAGCGATAAAGAAGTTCCGTCGAGACGATACTGACTGGTTTCAGGAAATGGCTGACCGGTCCTGGCGCGCGCTGGATTGTGTTGCCGGACTGACAAACGACTATACGAAGGCATTTGAACAAAAACGTGTAATACCGAAAAACTCACATATCATGCTAGGGCTCCTTAGAGACAAGGACATTAAGGCCCGTAAGCCGCATGAGTGTTTACTGTGCGGCGAATCAATCCTGGTCGGAGAACCCTATCGGCACCGAACAGCCATCGAGGATGGCTTCATTATTATGCACATACACCCTGAATGCGAGCGTAAAACTCGCGACTGGGACGAAACGGAATGGGAAACGTTCAGTTATGGAGAATTACCTCGACCGTTAGCCCCAGATCGTAAACCAGTCAACACGTAAGCACTTAGAAGGTTCGAGGCGGACGCGGGCGATCGAATTGTCCTTTTCGGTGAACAGAACATAACCATCGCCGCTGTCTTCTGATTGCATTTCTCGATTGCCCCTGTGGCCGCGCAGAGTGCCGTCGGTATACGATGTAAACACAAGCGGATCCGCATCCGGGACACTGAACTTGTATTCGCACACCTGGGCGGGACCGAATAGCGCCCGGACACCAGGGATCGCTGCCAAAGAAGCTAAGATGAATGAACGTCTTGAAATATCTGGCATGGTATCACTTCTGGATGATATCGTACTGACTTCTATTATTCCTAGAGACGTGGTAGATACCGTTCTCGTAGTAGAAGTCAAGGGACGGATGGCCATCTTCGTCGAAGTGGAGTGCCCAATGAGTTTGTTCTGAGCTGGAACCATGTAATGGCAGTCTCCCACAATCCCGAATATCATGGCCACTGCGCGTTACGAGTTTACTCGGGTAGCTCCAGTCTATTGGGCCGAAGTTCTTGATTCGAGATCCAAGGATTTCGCTGTATTCTCTCATAACACGACTCTGTCGGACCAGTTCCGACCACTCGTTCGGCGGTAACTGTTTGATCCTACTCCGCATGAAATAACCCAGTCTCTTGAGCTTCGCGTCGAGTTCAGACTTCTCGGCAATCATTCTCTCTTGATAAGGCTGCATTTCGATGTTCCTCCGGTTAGGTTGGTATGAGACAGTCAAGTCTACTTCGCGTTCTGGTCCTGTCAAGTTGACGGGGATGGTTTCGTGGGGTAGTGTTTTGTATCGGGGCCGTGATTTCCTCCAGAATAAGGGTAATTGATATGTTGTACAGAACAAAAGAAGACATCAAAGAGGCTCTGGAATACGGCAGTGTCATCTCGATCCATCATAAGCCGGATGCGAAAAAAGGCGGGCATATCATGGAAGGTATGCCATCGGATTTTGTACAGTTGGTGGTTTCTGAAGGTGAAGTGTCGTTTTCGCATCTTGGCGTTCCGCATAAGTTCCCGATTACGGAAGTTGCGAGCGTAGGAACGTACTAATCACACTCCAGGGAGAAGATAAAATGACCCACGAGGACACCAGAAAACCCCTATCTAAATCGGTTGTACTCGACGAGATACGCTACCTCATTACTCACGCCACATTTCCCTATTGGGAGCGACAGGTCAAAAAGTGGGGAGGGCGGGTGGCTGCCAGCGTACCTGTAATTTCTAGCGGGCAGACGGCCTGCCAAAACATATCCTCCCATAAAACACTGCCAGACAGAACTATCTTGAGTCTCCAGGAAGCCTTTACGGTTGCGGCCGCAGCGTATAATGCCTCGGTTAAGGTGCATGATGATCGCATCGAGCCGTGGGCATTCAAAGAGTATCACCGTGGTTCCGTGTCGTTTTCAGTGCTTGTCGTTAACCTCGAAAATGGAATCCCTCTCGGAAGGGAAATTGATCTCCTGAGTTACCTGCCTCGGATGCGAAGATTTCTCTTGTATAAGCGGATTTCTACGTGGCCATGGCGAACAGGAATGGCAATAGGGCGATTCCTTCTGGTGCGTATATTCAGAGTCCGCAGGATCACGCGGTGGATTCGCTTCCGTAGGTCTAAATAACGCAAAAAGGAGAAAAACTATGAGACATACCGTCAACTTGAATTCCGATCAAGAAAGTGCACTGAAGGCTTATCGTGACGTGCGACGGGGCCAGCGTGATGGACGAATACTCCAGAAAACGACAGCAATTTCCGAGTTACTCGCCCGGGCACTTTCCGGGATCGCGCCGGCGGAAACTATCACGATGCGAGAACTGGTCGCGAGGATAGAAGCCGTTGAGGCGGGACTAGAACCATATTGCGGCGAGGATCTGCCGGTGGCCTACTGAAACTACCCTGATAGCGCCGCAACGCCAAATTCGAGCCCGTGGGGACGCTGAGGGGCATATAGACAGAGGAGATAAAGCATGAAACCACTCGGAAGAAAAGCGTACGGATCGATCCCACATCTACCCAACTCCAGGTTAGGACCAAGAGACCATCACATCCACCATGGCCAGGCCAGGATCTGTACCGAGAAGCTGCGGGACAAACATGACAGGGTAATCGTCCAGCAAAAGCTCGATGGGTCATGTACGGCGATCGCACTAGTGGATGGAAAGATTCTGGCCCTCACTAAGGCCGGTTATCTCGCTGATTCGAGCCCTTTTGAACAACACCACCTATTTCGTGATTGGGTCGAAGAAAACAAGCATCGCTTCCTGGGTATCCTCCAGAAAGGGGAATGGATCGTTGGGGAATGGCTTGCCCAAGCCCACGGAACCATTTACAAACTCGAACACGACTGGGAAGAGCCCTGGGCCCCATTCGATATCATGCGGGAAGGGAAAAGGGTTTCATTCGATGAATTCTCAGCGAGAGTGGATCATCCTATGCCCCCATACGCCCTCCATATAGGAGGTCCGATATCGACTCTTTCAGCCATAATGCTACACGAGCGGCTGCGTTGGCGACATGGCGAACCAGAGGGGATTATCTACCGGGTCGAACGAAATGGTAAACTAGACTTCATGGCCAAGTGGGTTCGGCCAGATAAGGCGGACGGCATATTTCTGCCTGAAATCTCAGGCAAGCCTCCGGTCTGGAACTGGCGGCCGGAAAGCAGGTCAAGATGACACATTGTCACTTTTAACCAGAACCATGAGACGAAAGATGAAAGAATATATCGTACCGGGAACAGTTAAGGAAGCTCACGGAATCCAGGAGTACATAATCACAGCCGAGAGCGCCGATGACGCACATCGCCTCGTGAAAGCTGGTAAAGGAGAGTTTGTCGCCGAGGAAATTGAGGTGACTGATATTGAGTTTCACCGAGAGGATGTCCATGAAAATATCTGATCTTCCACTAGTGCGCGATTTGACTTGACGCAAATAGCGGGCATAGTGTTCGGGATGACACGAGGAAAACCTGCAAATCTAGTTGATAAGGAGAACCAAAAATGGCCACTGTAATTCTACTGGACGAGAAGCCGGAGTATATCTGCGCCACGATCCACCCGCACGACGGTCCCGAGGGCGGCAGAAAACTTATCCTCCAAATCGGCAGCACGGAGATCCACGTATTTCCGATAAGTGCAGCCAAAATCAAGGAAGTCGGCAGTAAGCTTCAATGGGCAGCGGGGCTGCTTCGGGGCGTTGAGCGGCCAAACTGATCGAAATCACGGAAGTTATGGGCATGTGACAACGTGTCACAAAAGGAGAGCATGATGATTAAAAAAGACGATCTCGTTATTTTCAGCAACCTCCAGAATGCCAGAGGGTATCCGCTCACTGGCGTCGTGCTCAGCACATCAGGAGAGTACGCCGATGTGAAGGCGTTTGGTAAATACGGACCAGGGACGGAGACCAAGATCCTGACCGTGCCGCTTTGGCAGATCCGGCCAGCACCGCTGGAAAAGCCCGTGTGACACGTTGTCACAAAACAGGAGAACCGAAATGAAGTATAAAGGAGTCAGAGAGCTGATTAAGGAAAACCGGGAGTGTGCTAATCTTGGCTGTCGCCGGTTATGCCGAGATTACTGCGAAAGGGCCCTGGACGCCACGACAGACTGCCTAGAGGAGGCACTGAACGCAATAGAGGCTTTAGAAGGGCTGATAGAAGATAGCCACCGTGGCTGGCAGAAACTACTCGATAAGCTCTGATATGGGGGTATAGGTGTGAAATACGGTGCGGGGGTCGGTGGCCGTCCGCTTGAAGTTCTTGATAGCGTAACCTACAGTTACGTATGGAAATAACAGTTGTCGCACTTTTCGTTGATTCAGGTGGTGCCTACTACGGGATTCCCGATGTCGATCCTTGGGATGAGTCCAGGGACGCCAGAAAATACACCGGTCCACACCCTGTAATCGCACATCCACCATGCAAGAGATGGGGTCGATTCTGGCACGGATCCACTAGGAAACCACACCAATTCAGGCTCGGCGAGGACGAAGGCTGCTTTTCTTCGGCCTTAACTGCTATCCGTAACTACTGCGGTGTTTTAGAGCACCCGGCCTATTCTAAGGCATGGAAGTATTTCGGCCTGAAACCCCCGAAAATAGGCCAAGGATGGATCGAGGCCGATGATTACGACGGGTGGACTTGCTATGTCGAGCAGGGCCACTACGGCCACATAAGCAGGAAACCGACTTGGCTGTACGTCGTTGGCATTGATCGTCCGGAGCTTAACTGGGATAGGGCAAAACAGAGGATTCATCCAAAAGCCCTAGAGCGGTACGGATACGAGAAAGCACGCAGGATCGGCGTTATGGCGATGATTGGCGGGAAAGATAAGACCAGGATACGCGGGGCGACGCCGCGGGAGTTCCGTGATCTACTGCTGGATATCGCCAGGACCGGTACTATCCGATAGGCTATAATCGGGGGGTAGTGGTTCAAAATAGGGTACAGAGTTAGATGGTGGCTAACTAACATCCGTACGGAGACGGGGTCGGGGGGTGTGGATCGATTATGACGACCCCATGGGGCCCCTATCGTTTTATCTTACCCATAACCCCTGTGCTACCCACACGTTACGTCATGCCTAACCCTCATACTCTACGCATACTGGTCAATATGACACCAAGTCGACCAGTATTGGTGGGCTGTAGGGCCACTATACATGCGCGTACATGCGTGCGTGCGGGCGCGTGTAGTGATCGTGCCTATGTGTCATCACATTGACTACACATTTGATCTCGTGTGATCACATTGACTACACTCTGGCCGGGCTGGGCTCATATCGCATGGTTGCTACCGTCCGCACCGTATTTCACACCATGATCTGACCTAACCTGTTACCACATAGCACGTTATGGCATAGCCTGTCCTCGGGCTTCGCCCTAGCTCCCTCCCTCCCTTACTTCCTTGCCCGCTATACGTGCTTTGTGGGGCTGGTCCATCAGGTCAATCCGATCTTCCGGCCGGAATAGCTGGACTCAGCCGGCCGATCGAACCGAAGCCACAAACCGGATTTGATCTTTCTCAACTCGAACGGAGGTGATTTTATGGCAAGCGTGTACTTCGATAGGAAATACGCTCCAGTCGGTTTCTTGATCGTAGAGAAGGGCGGCGATCCTTACGCAGACGAAACTCTCTTAATCGATTCTGATTGGGACTTTCCAGGTGTCGCGTGCGGGATGGGGTGGCAACCGTGCCTTTGTGGACGCACCGACGGAACGGTGGATTGCAAGGGCTGTAATCGCACCGCGTCCGACATGATCGCCGAAGCTTACGATTTTATTGAGGCTCATCAAGACGAGGAATTCCCTGCGCTAAACGAGCATATACCTCTTGCCTCGGTTTGATCTCACAACCCCCGGCCAGCCCAACGTTGCCCTGGGGTTGCTTTTTGCGCTCACTCACCAGCCAGCCACGCCCAATTGACCAGATATCGGCTCACTATGTTACCCGAAACGCGCCGAGGGCCATAAACGGACAGCCAGGGCCCTTCTCGTCAATATCGCGTTTTATGGCATTCTGGCCAAGACGCCGGCCTGATTGAGTCGATACAACCGGTATATTGATCTTTCTCAACTCGAACAGGAGGTGACTTTTGGCAACCGCGACACGTATACATATCGAAGCAGACGAGGCTACGAAGATAGCGGCACAGTGGGCCATTGATGTCCAATGTACCGATAATATTCGTGCTATACTAAGAAACCTTGTCTTATTTATCGACACGACGCCAAACCGCGGTCCGGATTTACGGAACCAACACCCAGTGATGATTGCCGTATTGGATAAACTGGCCGGGCTGGCTCGGATACAGGCACCAGATACAACGGGAGTAGGCGACCGAATCGCCCGGGCACATATCGCATGCGTGGAGTTAGCTGCCGGCCGCGCGGTACAATGTGATATCTAGCCCCAGAACCCCGGTCAGCTTCATGGCGCCGGGGTTTTTTATGCGCCCAGCCCGAATATCTCACACCGTCAGGATATCCGGCCGATGACATTAGTGGGGATGGTCCCCAGGATACACCACGACAATGGAGGTGACAAATGTCGTTCATGCAACCGTATGTTTGGAAAAGCGAGTGTTATGAGATCGAGACGACCGAAGGGCTCGATGTGGTCGAAACTGCCGTGTCCGGCCTAGTCAAGACGACGGCCGGCCTGGCCGACTACCTCAGCGGTAGGCCACTCAATGACGAGCTACCCGAGCCACAAGTACGCTGGTTGTGCCGATTGTCGGCGCCGGGCTACTTAGATTATACTGACACCAGCGCCTACGACACGGAACAAGAGGCTATCCAGAGCCTTTTGGAAATGTACGGCAGGGAAGAAGAAGCGGAAGACTGGGAAGCGGAGGCCGAGGAACGTCTAAAGGAATTGGCTGCCACGTAGTAACCGGGCCGGGCTGTTAATTGACGGCCAGCCACGTAGAAGCATGGCAGATTCTATTCGACGACAGGATAGAAAACGGCCTAGAAGAACCGGACCGCAACTGGAAAGAGCGTCATCCCTCGTAGTAGACAGACCGGTGCCGATGATGCCAGGTAACTCATTGCGCCCCTTCTCTATGTTCTTGCTATTTCTATGGTTACGCCTACTATTCGGCTAACCTATTAAACCATACGTGAACTGTGCGCTGCCACATCAAGATGGTGAACGTTTCACTTGTACCAACTGGGACTAGATAGGCCACCTGTAAGCGCACAACCCCCGTACCCGCGAAATTTATAGCCCACGCACGCTCGCCGACGGTTTTGACGCGCCGGCCCTCGGGCTCCCGATACTCAGCCATTTACGACCGCAGACACTTCGTCCGGTCGCCGCTCAGGCTCTTCGACCTGGCAAAGGTCGCGCCCGTGGTTTCGGGTTTGTTCTACTGCGATGGACTCGAACGCGATTCTCGGTCGCTCGTCCTGGAGTGGCAATAGCCTATGGTTGCGTCGTGCTCCCTCACTCCTTGCCCAATCTGGGGCTATGTCGTTCACACCAGTATAGCACACGGCGCCCGACCTGGCAAGCACCTGACCCAGACAATCCAGTTTTAGGCAAAAATCGACCTATTTCAGCCGAAATACTCAATGTGACACGTTGTCAATTCCGATATTGCCAGTAGTTCTTGATGTTTTCTAACTCAGGGAGGTGACGAGATGCAAACCAGCACACACGGGAATGGCAATGGCCTTGATAATCTGTATATCCTGCCTGATACTAATGAAGAACAACAGGTAATTGAGAACTGGCTACGTGCTCGAAGCGTAGGATTCAGAAAAGTATGGAGTACCGTCCCGGCTGATATCTGGACTAGGAAAGAGTTTCTTGACGTACCTTTCCGCGAGGACTGCGAGGTGCCCTTACGGCAATACCTGGCGGCTCAAGCCAAGTAGCAACAGCCCAGGGCTGTCACTTGACCGCCTTGGCCTGTTCCTATTCCCTATAACGGAGGTGATGAGATGACCGAACTAGCAACCAGACCAGACGTGACCGATGAAGACGTAGAAGAGCGGGCCAAAGCACTCTTACGAAACGATGTTTATTATTGCCAGTCCTCGCTGGTTGATGGCCTACTGATGTTATCAGGTGCGGCCGGCGGCTGTCTAGTGGACGGCGGCGAGGTCGGCGAAGCGTTCTCCTGGGACGAGGTAGAAAACCTCCATCCTGATCCGTCTGACTGGACCGTGTCGCAATGTCGCGAGTATTTGGATATCCACCGTGACGGTCACGAGGATCTTACTGGCCTAGATGATTACCGGGCCGCAATTTCTGATCTCGACCCGAAAGAAGTGTTAGAGTGGTGGCTCATCTCGGAACAACTGGCCCGTGAATTGGACGAGCTAGACCAACCCCTGCTGCGCAACAAATACGGGGATTGGTGGGGCCGGACATGCTCGGGACAAACGATTCTTCTTGACGGCACACTGCAAGATGTGGCTCGCCTTATTCTCTCACGGTAAGAAAATGCCATGAAAACACCAGAAGAAAAGGTTGCCGACTTAGCCATCGCATTAGTCGGTGCGGCCGCCCGGTCCACTATCAATATGTGCTTAGTGGTTGAAGCGTGCCACATCGCGTCCCGATGGGTTTATAACCACTCTGGAGATGACAAACCAGACGTGTCGATCGTAGATACGGTGCGCGTCGTCACAGAGCGGCTTGGGCTAGTGGACGATATTTGAATCACCACTAAAAGGAGGGAAAGCGATGTTCGCCGGAGTAACGTTTATCGACGCCAGTAATTCCTTGATTTATGCCCATGCGATATTCGTCTGCCGTGATTCGTCATCTGGCGAAACACGTCACCAGATCCACCTCGGCCCGCATGGAATCTACATCGACGAAGACGACGGGGATGGCGGCTGGAAAGAACGGGGGCAGAGCAGGGACCGGGAAGATGTCGTGGCACTTCTGCCGCGCGACCAGGGATGGACATGGGCGACGTTTTTATTCTCGCTTTCATTCTGGGGCGAAGGGTATGAAGCAGGGCGGAATCGAGAGACTAGGCGCCGCCGGACTGAGGAAGCAGCGCGGAAGGCCCTCGAGCCAGTAAAGCCCTGCCCCGCTGATATCGAGACGGATGAGCCAGTCATATACGACCGACCATTTGAACCGGTCGACTGTTACGAATGTGGGTGCCATCTCGGCCAGACGAACGCGATTGTGACTGATGACGAAGGGCTTTTCGTATGCGATCGTTGTGCAGAGGATCTTAGTAATGCCGCCGATCTCGCCGGATTCACCAGCCGCAGTAACGGCGAGGATGAGCCCGATCACAAAACGACTGAAGTCCCGGACGGCACCTGACCGATAACAAATACTGTCACTTCCTTTCAACCCTCGGCCTGCTCCACCGCTTGGCCGGGGGTTCTTTATGCGCACTCTTTGTAATGTGACACCATGGCAGATACCGATACTATCATCGAGGGGCTAGCATGTCGCCGGCCTCGATTCCTACTCTCTTGGAGGATTGATATGGAAATCACGATTACGCTGCAACGGACCGACGATTGGATTGAGAGGGAAAATTTAAGGACTAGCGAAAATACGAACAAGGATTATCTAAAGGTCGTTAAGGTCTCGAATCTTACCGAACCTTCGCGACAGATTCTCCTGTCAGCATCCGGCGGTCAGTATCGCAGTATCGGTTGCCTTAACTACGACAAGGACTACCGGATCGCCATTACCGCTGGCCAGGGAATCGAGCATTTCATCCTGGACGCCATTGAGGCTACTACTGGCCAGGTTGATCGGGCAATCTTCGACGCCTACAGGCGAATCGAGCTGAGGAAAGAAAAGGCATTCGGCGCAAAGGTCGCCGAGGCGAAGATTGCCGAAGACCTGGCCACGGCTCGCGTTTTATTGGCCGAGGAGCTTGATGCTCTACGAAAGCACAGAGGCCATGCCGAAGAAGCCGCTGCTGAGATCGAAAAGCAGCGAAACATCCTTTCTGAGTTCCTTTCCGGCGTCCCGAAAGAGGTTAAGTTGGACGCGGTTTCTAAGGTGCCGAATCCCAGTGGGAAGTCGAAGCAAGAAGTTATGCAAATCATTGAGGATGCGTCGCCGAAAAAATGGGTCTTCGGCACCGTGGAGATCAGGAACGCTGCGTAGGCATTTTCAATGATGTCACCGCGTCACGTTTGAGAATGCCGATCTGGGATACACAGGGCCAACACTATGTTGGCCCGGACACCTACTTTACACGGAGGTTATGATGGAAATCACTGTCAAGGTTTGCCGATCAGACAAATGGGTGCATGACGAACGATTAAGGACTGGGAATAATATCCCCAGAAGGGTGGATCTGGCAGTGGAAGTGACCAGATTGTCGGAGCCGATCCGCCGGGCGCTGTTGCAGCATGGCGACGGACATTACGGCCCTCTCGGCGGATTCAACTTCACATCCGACGGCGTGCTCAATGCCAGCGGCTGTCAGGGAAACGAACCATTTATCGTGGACTCTGAGCAGCCTACGCAAGGCGAGGTTGAACAGGCGATATTAGCGGCGATGGAGCGGATTGCAGCGAGGAAGGAAAAAATTAACCTGGCCCTGGAGAGTCGGAAGCAAAAAGAGAAAGACCTGGCCGTGTCGTCAGCTCGTCTTTTACTGGTAACAGAAAATACCGTCGGCGAGCTCGACGATCTGCGGCTGGAAAATAAAGAACTCAAAGATTCCCGGTCCCTGCTCTGCAGAACTCTTTCTGAGGTTCCAGACGATGTACTACTGTCAGTTATCTCGCAGTGGGCCACGGCGAATGCGCAACTGCCCGAGAGTCTTCAGATCGAGATTGAGGCGGCTAGTCCGATATGGATATTGGGGAAAAATTCGCAAAGTGCCTTGCGGGCCAGGCGCGCCGCTGCGTAGGCATTTTCAATGATGTCACCGCGTCATATCGCCGATGAATAGCAATGGTAGTTAGACGCTGAGCCGCGGTCGGTCGGTAGCTCCACTTCCTGGCCGGCCGCGGCTCTTTTCGATTGGCACTGAGGTAGAATATGGATATCTCGCGCAATCACTTCCTGATCTTCGGAATCCTGGCCCTGATCCTTGGTATTCAGCTACACGCTGTCGATGCGTTCACGCTGCACGAGAACGCCGAGCGGATCGTAGCTAAGGTCGGCCTGATCCCTCCGGCACCCACACAGGGCGGTCTCTTCGGCGAGACTGGCGGCCGGCGCTGGATCAGCCCACCTGACTGGACCGCTTGGGTGTTCGTCATGCTGGGCACCATCTCAATAATCAACGGGATATCGATTAAAAGGCCGCCAAAATGAACTGGATAACAGGCTACTTTCGACGACCGAAGCCGACATGGATTTGTTTTGAATCCACGCCACGCGGCGACGACTGGGTGAAGGATCTCTTTGCGAAGATGAAAAAGGCTGCTGCGGATTCCTTAAGGCGGGCCAGAAACCTACCAGATGACGCCAGGGATCCGCCAAAGTACGGATTTGTCCGTGAATGTTGCGGCAGCGACACGTTGGGCGAGTTTTTCGAGCGACATGACATGGAGTGGCAATTATGTCACCTCCTCGGAATCGTGATTATTAGAAAGGAAGTGAGATATATGTACTGGAATAATCCAGAGCAAGGCAAAGGCCGCGACTCCAAAAATCTAAGCCCAGTATCACAAAGGGCCTATCACCTAGCTCTCGCCCTGATCTCAGCAATGGGGGACGAGATGAGAGAGCGTGTCGATAGAGAAAAAATCAAAACCTCGGTGGATTGCGCCGTGTCCTGGGTGAATAACTTATCCAGCCCGAATGAACAGGACGCATTTAGCGACGAGATTCTAGCCTTGGCAGGAAGGAAATTCGGCGTCAATGGTCTAGAATAACGCGCTAACCTAGCGGACGACACGATGCCGCTCCGACGCCGTAAACCTCGCTAACACAACTCGCAGGTCGCAAGCCGGCCGGTTCCTGGCAATCTGGGCCTATTATCGGTGTCATTTGACCCCTGAGAGCACGAAACGCCAAATACGGGCTCCTGGGGACGCTGAGTGATATCACTGAAATCCGGCGGATTGGCAGAAATTGACACGTGTAAATTTCGATCAAAACAAGGAGAAAACGATGTTTGACGAACTGAAGCTGATTCTGGAAAGTCTCGATAAGCTAGGGGACGGGGCTTTCACCTTCGCCATCTGGTATCTGGCTAAGGATTTCGCGACAGACTGCATTAGAAATATCGTCATACTGGGCGCAATTTGGTTGATCGCGAAAACAATAAGAGCCTGTGTAACGAACATTTGTGCAGGACCTACGATTGCGCGGGATCTCGGCGTCGAGCCTACATACGGTGAACTTTCCAACGCAGATATTAAGAATGTCCGAGCAAAGATCGCCAGGTTGAAAGAGGTGGTCGCAGAAAAACTCAAATCAGGCACAGAACCGCCGAATAAGCCAATATGACATGTTGTCACTCGGCCCGATCGCCGATAAGAAGTAACATGAACCTCCCAGCCGTAACACACAGTGGAGCCTTGGACTGTCAAGTCTGCGTTCCTGTACACTGGAGCGACGAAGATGTCGTTACATTTTCCGAACTCCGAAACCCCTGTGGAACCGAAAACGGGTGGCAGATCCGACGGGAAGGTTCGGAGGCACTAGCAGGCAAACCAGAACGAAACCCCTGTGCCGAGCATGACGGGTTCGTTCATATCATGCTCGATGCGTAGGAGGAAACCATGGAGACCAAGCAAATCCGAGCAGACCAGGAAGCGAATTCCCGGCCAGCTAAGCGGCGTACCAAACACACGTCTTACGGTCGGCCAAAGCGGAGTCGTTTCTACGGCAGGGCCCGCCCTAATGGCCGGGAATACAATCTCGGTGGACGGCTAGCGTACATTGAGCGGTCAGGTTCGCAATGGATCGGCTGGTTCGCTGACGACCACGACAGTCAATGGACTGGTGGTACAATTCAGGCCGTACTGGATGAAATGCAAGCGAGTAGCACTGCCACGGGCCGGTAGCTCGGCCTGGGGTTGTCTTACTCACACATCTCAAACGGAGGCCAGAAAGATGAAACGAACGATCCTTTTCACTGCCGCGGCGGTCCTGCTATTGACCGGGCGCGCCGGGGCCGAGTGGTTCGCTTGGCTGAAGCACAAGCAGTCTTGCGATCGTCCGGCAGCTACTTGTGGATGCGCCGTCAAGAGCAAGAAAAAGGCCGAGCCAAAAAAGCGTGAGGCCAAAACTTTCGACATCCCGGCAGCCCGTTACGGTGAGATCGAAGGGCCGACTAGGGGCTGGGGAATCGCCGGGGCCGAGGTGGTGATTCCCGAGATTCGATTTGGGCTGCCGTCACTCAAGCTCCCTGGACTTACGCCATTTGAGACAACGCCGCGGATTCATCTGTCCGCATCGACTCACGCCTATGCCGAGACGGCCAAGCGGGCGCCGGAGCAGAAGAAATGTGGCTCCCCTGCCGCTAATGAGACGCCCGAGGAACGCAAACTGCGAGACCTGGAAAAGACCCTCGACGCCATCCTAAAGCGGCTGGACGGCCCGCGTCGGATTCCGAAGCCGACTACTGCTGCGTACCTTGTTCCGATTGACTCTGCCGACCTCTCTGTCACCAGATTGCCTCCTGTTGGTGAGGCGGTCGGCAAAAGTGTTCGTCCTTTACCTCCGGTTGGAGAGTAAGTAGGATCGGACCCAGCGCTGGCGGGAGTCACGCCTGCCAGCGCTGTCCTGGTTCTACTTACTTACACTTACGGAAGGAAAGAAGCATGCTTGACCCTCTCGCGATAATGGCAATAGCGCTCGGAGGTGACAGTGAAGACGCTGTCGATCTCGCAAAGGGCGCCAGGATGATCCCTGGGGAAGTGACTATCAGGCGGAGACGAGGCGAATACGTCAACTACATTCCTGGAGCCGGCCAGGAGAGCGATATGTGGGTCGATCGGGGTGGTAATGTCATAGCAGCGGTTTCCGGGCCGAAACCCGACACCGCTGTGCCCCAATTACCGGTCGAAGGCGAACAAAAAAAGTGAACTACACGGTGTCATACTGGCGATGATAGTAATATCACAACTCTTTCGAGGAGATAACATGTCGCGGGATGCCAGCGAATTCGGTTACAACTACCGTGAAATTGCCCGCTTGACAGGGCAAACAGTCAACACGGTCCAGCAGCATCGACACCGCGGCCATGTCAATCCAAAAAGCCTAGCATCCGTGCTGGTGTACATGGCTCAGTACGGATGTAAGCCACTCAAGGCCAAGATCATAGAGGGCGCTTTTGCTCCCCTCGATCGTCTCAAATCACGTCGGCCACGTAAGGCCGCATAGGCGGCGCCGGAACGCCATAATAACCACTCAGGGGTGATACTACCGGCGCATTACCCTGCCAATAGAGGAGTATCCCGATGAATGTCAAATTGGCTGAAGCTTTGCTAATACGCAAGGAACTTCAGAAAAAGGTCGATCAGATCGGTAGCATCAAAGACCGGGATCTGTTCGAGGTCAAGGCCAGGCGACAGCGTGTTGAAGATGGGATCGATGACGTTGTCGCCCAGGTTCCGAAGCTGACACTCTCGCAAGTGACTCGCGAGTACGACTACTGCGCCAAGCGACTGAGGATGGTCGACTCCGCGATCCAACAGGCCAACTGGAGAACGGTGATCGACGTTGGAGATATCGTGACGACAGATTTTTATGAGGCCCAGGCTAAGGTTGAGGCCCAGGCTAAGATTGAGGCCACAGCATAAGGAGTCCGAGAATACAGAATGGCGTGCGTAGGGTGAAGGGTTCGCACGGCACCCAAAGCCGTAGGTGTAACCGGTTTCACCGTTGCGTTTTTTTTCGATTAGCTCAGTGGTAGAGCGCAAGAATATCAATCTTGATGTTACTGGTTCAAATCCAGTATCGAAAGCCAGTCGTCCGGGCGGACACTAAACGGCCGGGGAACTCCGAATACCCGAATTCAGAACCACTCATATCCGACTAATCCGAATACCCGAATCACTAAGCCCGACTAAGAGAATTCCGACTAACCACCACCCTGACGCCATTCGTTTTTTTCTGGAGACACGCAAATGAGTAAGTACCGTATTTCAATAACCAATCAGGATGATGACGAGTCTGTCTTTGGGGCAGATGAATACGAAGTCGTCGACCATGGAGACTTCATCGTCATTACAATCACGAAGCCCGTCTGCCGACCTGAGCCCGAGCCGTGGCCACCGATTTGGGTCACGAATGACGCGGAGCCTGAAGTCCGTAAGGAAGTGGGTAGCCTGACTTGGAGTAAATACGGAACTTATTTCACAATTTCGCGAGAAAATGGCTTGACGACTGTATATAAGGCAAAAGCTCAGTGGGTTATAGATTCACCTGAGCGTCTCGCAACCTTCTGTGACCGTGACATACCTCGGCATGTCGTCTAGTTCCGCCGGCAGGACTCCACGATCGATCATCTCTTGATTATGAATGATCGCCATTGCGTTGAAAATAATGGCTGCCAGGTGATCTTCTTTCGTGTCCCCCTGATTGAACCACATTACATGGCGCTTCAATGACGCGAAGCACCTAGCGTTCGGAATCCCCTTTTCCCAATTACGCTCGGAATACTTAATTGCGCCGAGGCGCAACCACTCACCTAGCCGCTCTTCTGCGAATGGCGAGATCAGATCAGGCCGAGGCTTGTCTTCTACCTGGTCGCGTACGGCGCCGGTCGAGAACTGCTGTTGTGTGTCGCCGGATTCCATGTGAACAGGAGGGTACCAGGACGTGCTATTTATTGCCGGCGGAACGTCGGCCAGTGGTGTGGCAAAATAACTCCGGTCATTCTCGCTCATATCGATTCTCCTTCAGAATAAATCCCCACACTCAGTCGGGATCGAGTGCAGGTAGGTTTCAGTGGTGGTGATATTCGCGTGGCCCAGGGCGTCGCGTAACTCTGCCGGTGTACGACCAGCTCGAACGGCGTGCGAGGCAAAGCTGTGCCGGCCGCAGTGGATCGACAGTTGAGACACCCGATCGGTCCCCAGACACTTAATCGCTGTCTTCCATCGCTTTGCCGCCATCGACCGTATCAGCCGGCCACCTCGATTTGTCTGGCAGACTCCGCAAACGAATGGATCTCCACGCGTGGCACCCATGACCTCAGTGCGGTGCCGTTGCCAGTTAGCCAGGTCGGCAAGTGTCTGCCGGTCCCAGAACAAGGGCACCTTTCTCGGCTTGCCGCCCTTCGCTGTCTCGCCACGTACGTTGATGACCGGGCAACTTCCACCGAGAACGAGATCACCTACATTGAGGCCAACGATTTCCATGCAGCGGAGCCCAGCGCCGAGCGAGAGCCGCACGATGATCCGGTTGACGGCCGACGATACGCTCCAGATAGACCGCAGGCGGAGGTCTTCTAGGACCGTGTGGATCTCATTGAGCGTCATGTATTGGGTGAAGCTAGGCATTAGCTACTTCCCTCATCGTTCTGTTCGAGAATTTCCACGGTCGTTATCCTTTTTACTTCAACAAGTTTTGCCGTTTCCAACTCCGTCGTGTGGTGACTGTGCTCAAAGGTAACGTCGGTTGTCTTCTTGCAGTATTTCGGATCGTGAATCGGAGCTGATTCAACATCAATCCATCCAGAGCAGGCACTTTGGCCATCTTCGTAGACGATCCCCCACGCCTTCCCGTCTTTCATTACCATTACGCCGGTTTCAATTTTCATGCTCATCTACCTCCGCTTGGGTTATCCGCTCAGGGGCGTTTGGGTTTACTAGGCGGTTGTACGCCACCAAGTCGTAGTCATCTGGTCTGGACCGCTTCAGCGTGGCCAATTGCCGAGCCTCGGGCCACTCAGTTCGATCGGTCATCCTCTCGCAATTGCACCAATGACAAGTCACTAGCGTTGCGTATGGCTTGTCGATCGCTTTCTGACGCAACGGCCCGCACGCGATCTCGTGGACGCACAGGAGGCTTAGATGCCGCGGCTTGTCCCGCCACGGATGTACTAGGTTGTGTCCGCACGCCTCGCATTTCCCGATACGAGCCACTAGCCTGCTGCGCCACTCCCACGCTTCCGTCTCCCTGTCTCGTCTTTTTGCGGAAGTCCTTCTGAGTCTCGATCTTTGCATCAGTGTACCCTTGTTTTCGTGCGCGTATACGTAGCCGCTCGGCATCTGGCAGGTTGTCGGTGGTTGCATACGATTGAAGGCGCCACGTCCCGAATGTCACGGTGACGACATGGTTCTCACTCATTTCACTTCCCCTTAGAACGGTATGTCGTCATCAGTCCCTGGTTCGCTGGCCGGTGCTTGCTGCTGGGCCTGTTCCTTCTTCGGCTCAAAGGATAGCGAGAAGAATTTGCGGCCGGGCTGCTTTGCTTCCGGGCCAGCAGTCTTTGTCCATCCGCTAATCCAATACTCCGTATGATCGATCTCACACCAGCCGCTGAAGTCCCGATCTTTCTTGCCTTCACGCTTTGGCGCATCGTCCCTGCGCAGAACTCCACTCATATTGTTGTCGTATTCCGGCATTTCATTTTCTCCTTTTTTTGGTGAATAAACTAGTTTTACGCTGCCACTCGTACGCTGCCCACCATCCGTCACGGTGCCACTCCCACTTGGGCGTGAGATACTCGTTTGGATTGTCGAGTATCGTCTTGCCGGCTGCGTAGGCGTCCCAGCCGATCTCGAAGTTACTTTTTGTGGATTTTGTCATGGCACTCCTCGCACAGAAAATGATACCCGTCAGCCTCACAGAATAGCCGCTTAACAAAGCCAGGGAGATCCCTGAACGACTTCAGGCTGCCAGCCGACGTGATATGGTGCATGTTTCCTTCACTTCGCTTATACCCGTGGCCGCACCCGGCACACTGGTACTCCCATACTTGGTTTCCGATCTTGACTTTCAGCTTTCTCCTACAGGCTTCCTCGGCCTGCCGCTTCGCCGGGAACTTACGGCTAGTCTTGCGTAGGTTGCTGCGCAGGAACCCAAAGAACTTGGCCTTTGACCACGTTCCCCCGGCAAATGGCTTTTCAACTGCCCTTCCCATTATTCCCCCCCGTCACGTAGCTCATCAACCAGAGTCTTTAGTTCCGAGCACCGATCAAATACGGTTTCAGTCAGACTCACTATGCGGTCTATTCTGGAATCATTTAGACCAGAGGCGTCGGCGACCAGGCTTTCCACTTGCCGGCGAGCTGCGACGGCATCCGGTCGCCCCGCCAACCAATCTACTATATCACCGTGTTCGCCCAGGCCAGGCAGGTGAACTATCTGGATCTTATGGTATGGCTTCATGGTTTTCAGGATCGCTGCCACATCGTCGGCATACTTATAACCCGGCTCGTCCTTGTCAGGCAGGATCACACATTCTTTGCCAGCTAACGGAGTCCAGTCGGCTTTGGCGGCACTCATGCTACCGTGAGGTGATGTAGTGGCTGTCAACCCGATCGAACGGGCCGCGTCTACCGCCTTTTCGCCTTCGCAGATAAACACCCGATCCGCTCCGGCTAGGTCCGGTAGGCAGTAAAGGGGCCTCGGTTCAGTCATGCCGCCGATGACCCAGCCCATGCCGTTGCGGGACACTGGGAGGATGTCTTTGCCGTCGGGACGATCCCATCGCACGATCACGCCCACCGGATCGTCGTCGATATCGTGGTAGGTCCACAGGGCCGAACGTTTACCGCGATTGACTTCCAGGGACGATACCGCGGCATTGGCGGTGTCATAGATTGTCTTCGGCTTAGCTGGGGGAGGCGAATACTGGCCAGTGGATTCTCGCAGCCGATGCAGCCAACCGCCATTTTTGCATTGCTTGTCGCTTTCGACTCGCATACAAACGACCACTTCGATCGCACCCTCGACACCGGTGAGCGAACACCAATCTGGCTTCTCACAGATCGGGCACGGTTCGCGCTTCGAGGCTTGTCGCCATACTTCGTTGCTCATGTCATCTCCGCAGCCGCGAATGCTCCCGTCTCGATTCAGGCGGTTGAATAAACCTGGAGCGGGAAATTTCACACTCCACGTCTCTACCTACACACTGGGCGATCATTGCTAATTCACGCTGATCCGGGTGGCCGAGACTCATCATTCTTGCGTCGAATGACACTGTGACTGCGTACGTGTCAGTGCAATCCCGCTGTTGAAAGTCGATACGCGAGCACCTTCTGATAATTGCTTGCGCCGTCTTAATGCTATCCGTAATCTCTCGCTTGTATCTACTTCTTAACTCACAGATAGCTCCATCACGTCGAGCCAACTCACTCTCGAATCGCTTCCTGGTCACCACGAAGCTCGTCAGCCTCCTGTGCCACTTTGTGATGGTGTTCCGTAGTGATTTTATCCTGAAGTGTTTCATGTTATCTCCCCGCTGTAACTGGGAACAGAGCCCGGACTCGTCGTTCACCGTCTGGCGAGCCGTATTCCGGCATGTAGTAATCTTGGCCGGCTATCTTGACTTTATGTGGCACTCGGAATTTCTGGCCTTTTTTAGCAGCCTCTTGTCCGGCTATTGCAACCGCCGCCTTGAATGTAAGGCCAGCGCGACCAGCCATAAAAAGCTTCGATACCATTAACTTCTCGTGGCTGTACTCACCGCGTTTGTGAGTGCTGCGGTTGATTTCCTGAAGTTCGGTGCCGTCGAACTGAAGCTTCTGCTGCTTCCGCTCGCGCTGTGTTGGTTCATAACCGCACATCTGGCATTTCCCGCCTCGGTACACGGCCTTGCACTTCGGGCAGGTGATAGAAGGGCGGGCCTCATGGTCCTTTACAGTATCCCGCGTGGCGTCGATAGTCCAGTCAACATCGTCTTCAAAGTAACCGAGGCGATGTACATTGTCTGCGTGATCGATTACAATGCAATCTTTCTTCAGCGGATGCACGCGGCTTCCGCGACCAATCTTTTGCCGAAATTGAACAACGCTGCCAATCCCTAAGCAAAGTTGAATACAGGATACCCTCGGGATATCTGTTCCGCGTCCTACAACGTCGACGTTTGTTAGATAATTAAAGTGGCCCTCACCTAATCCATAAAACAGGGACCTCCGGATAGTATCGCTAGTGTCGCCGTCAACGTAGCGAGTGTCAATACCAGCCGCTTCAAGTTCATCCATGGCATCACGTGCGTGCTGACGCCGCAAAAAGAACCCGATTGTCGGTCTCCCTTCGCCAAGCCGGAGCCAGTCGCGGACCATAGTACCGGACAGGCCGCCCATGGCGGCGGAATTACTGTCACGAGTGAACCCGTTTCCCTGCTTAACTAGGAGATCAAGCTTTCCTTTCGTGCCTTCAAAGTACCGGTAGGGTACGAGGAATCCGTTTTGTATCAACCAATCAACCCTCGCCCCTTTAACGATCTCTCCGTATACATCACATAGACCCTTGGCATATGGAGTTGCACTGAGCCCAAGCACATAAGCAGGCATAAGGCCCAGTCTGCGACGCTCTGTCCTGTGGGCCTTCAGAAATGTGGCTAGCTTCGAGTGATGTGCGTGGCACTCGTCAAAACAAATCATATCAAAAGTGAGCGGTCCGCTATACTGCCCATCCTCTGCCCACCACGAAAGAAGCGTGTCAATCGACGCCACTTGTACATTACGATCGAAAGATGTTTCCTTTCCGCTCATAATGACGCCGTGTGGGAGCACGGGATATTCGTTGAATGAATTACTGGCATTATCGACCAGACCACGGCGGCGGACAGTAAACAGGAAGTTACCACTCTGTCCCTTAGATGGCCCGCGGTTGACGCCTAGACCGATAATGTGCTTTGCCTCGCGCGTCTTTCCCTCGCCTGTCTGGGCGCATAATATCACGCCCTTATGGCGTCGGAACGCATTGCGAACATCGTTGACCTGGGTGGCCTGGTGGTCATAGAGGGTTGGTAAGGTTATCACAGACCTATCGCCTGCCTTTCCTCTACTGTCAATTTTCTGATCGCACGAGCCCTTAATAGAATCTTATTGCGAGACTTCTCCTCCTCGTCAACTCTACGTCGATCCAATTCCTGGTGTCGATCCCACCAGTCAGCCAATCTACGTGCCCCAGCATTTCTTCCGTCGTAGATGAACACGTTGACCTGGCCTTCATTTAGACTGCGGCAAGCTTCGCAGAGAATCTTAGTAGCTTCATCGAGCCGCCTGACGTCTCCGTAGCATTCGTTCGCGGCATCAATCACCCAATATGGCGGATGTATTGAGATCCGCTTAAATAAATACACGATCAGTTCGCATACTCGTCTTGATTCAAACTGTTGTTCGCTTGGGACCAGTAAGTTGCCGAGGCACGTCATATCCTACTCCTTAGTTATTTGTCAGAATATTTAGAGACAAAGGATACAAAGGCAGCGTCGCTAAGGACGCCATTCCCTCGTAAAAGAAACTTCGCAAAGCTTTCGGCACAGACAGTTTTGTCAGCGAACTCCACCCATGTCCTCATGCACTCGTTATTAAATGCGTGAAGCATAGAGGAGTCGCAGCAGCCAAGTGATCTGTGTGTTTGGCAATATACATCTTCATTGGCAAGTGGATGATCTTGCGGAAGCTCGTCAGTCAAATGGCTATGGAAAATAGGTTCGCCCATTATTTGCTCCTTTCATTCGAGTTACCACTTATCCAAACACTCCAGAATACTCTTTGCCTTTCGGATTACGCTCTGGTGCCGAGGGCTACTCTGAAGCTCCTGGAGAGCGTCGAGAGCTTTTAGTAGCGTGACAGCCGCCGCCCGTGCATCTGACTTGACTTGCCTGATATTAAACTCCGGCGTGTCGTCCATCTGCCGAAGCGCCTCGTGGATTGTCTTACAGTCGCCGGAATCCACTGTAGCAACTGCTTCCTTGATCTCAGTATGGTCTTTCGCAGCCAGGGCGATAACATCCCTTTGGGACGCCTTCAGGTCGCCGGACTTGATCCGGTCTGACACTTCCTGCGGGAGCTTCTTCTCGGCCTCGGTGCGCTTACTGGCTCGGCGAACGGTGCGAGTCGTCGTCCCGACACTATCCGCTACGGCCTGGAGTGAATCCCCTTTTCCGGCTCCCATGGACCGCTGGTACTCAAGCTCCTCTGTCATCAGGGAATCTCGTACGCGGCCAGTCGAGTTGCGGCGACTGAGTTGGATCTGTCGCATTTCAGACTTAACCTGATCGATGTCCTTGAACTTCTGCTCGACGACAGCGAACGGGAGGTCGAGTTCCTGGCAGATCCGATAGCGACGATGCCCGTCGACAATGACTCCCTTGCCCTCCCAGACGGTGATAGCGTGCTCGTGGCCTACTCCACCGTCACGCTTAATGAGAGCGGTCAGCATGTCGTCTGTTGGCGACTTAGGCTGAGTCAGGTAGTTCTCAAGATCGGGGTCGATATTCAGCTTCATACTAGTCCTCGCAGTAGATTGCTTTCAGTTGAGTCGTCTCCATTTCCATAAGGCTATTACGTTTCCATTCCCAAGATTCGTTATGTTGATTTCCGTTGAATCGAGCGAGTCCCTCTTCTGTCATAGCCACGGAATGTTGTATGCTCCGGAAGCCACGCCCAATTATTGCATCCACTAGAAGTTGTTTTTTATTCATAATAAGTTAGTCCTTATTGATCTCGCTGGATATGTCCTTAATCCCCTTGCCGACCTCAATTACAACTCCCCTACAGCCACCGGCTTCACTGATGACATACACGAAGCATCCCACGGATCCGGCGATCAGTAACACCATAACGACGATCAGCGCGACGACAAGTTTTTCGATAGCTGCCAATCTCATTAAATCCTCCTGGTTGAGGTAAAATAACGGCCCCAGGTAATTTAGCGGCGGGTGCTTCCCGCGACGGTCATTACCCAGCGTAAATGAACCCAGCAGTCTACTGGATTTCAAAGCCTCACCTTCAGTGACTAGAATCCGGTTAAGGGCCTTCTCACGGGTTCTAGTATACGCCCCAGGAATCGAACTGGAGTCTCTATCGCCCGCCTTAGAACATTGGCGTATGCACCGGCAAAACGTCCCCGCCGCCGGCCGCCAGGGATCTCATTAGTGTTTGTGCTTATAAATGGTGGGCACCGGAGTCGAACCGATAGCACGGACGTATGAGGCCCGTATGTTACCATTACACTAGCCCACATCAAGGACCAAGGGCAGGAATCGAACCCGCCATCCACGGCCCGGGGCACAGTGGACCCAATCACGAGCTTGGTCATAAGGACCAAGGGCAGGAATCGAACCCGCCAATCATCCATCATCTGCCTCTTCGGCCTGTGACGACTGATCCACAACCATAATGCTTGGCCATAACTGCCCCGTATTAGCCCGGGACCACGGCAAAACGTCCCCGCCACCATCTCCGTTTTACAGGCTCCTTGGGTTCAGTTTGGCGATGATCGCCCTCTCACGAATGATAATCAACTTCTGTCCGTTATGCGGGATTTCGGCTGGACGATCGTAGGCGAACAACAGTAGAACCAAGTCTCCCTTTTCCACCTTTGGCTCAATCAGTGCGCCGAACTCCCATCGCCCTGGGCCAACAGCCAAGACACGGCCGCGGTTAGGCCCCATGTCTGCGCCCTCTGGCAGCCGGATTCCGCCGTCCGAGACAGTCTGGTCAATCGGCTCGATCAGCACGAAGTCGCCGAGTGGGATAGGAAGGTTCTCCAAGGTCAGCGGATGTGGAACGAGTGGCCCGTCATCCGGGAACGCTGCTACTTTCAAGTCGGTCATTAAAAGATCCTCCGTTTTACTAGGGTTTGAAATGAGACTCCATTATAGCCTGGCTACTCAGATGGCTTCAACTACTTGGCTTTACCGTCCTCGATGACCAGCGAGCATAGTTCTTCATCCTCCTCTGTGCGTGTCACGACCTCTAAGATCATCTGGGCGTCTTCTTCCGCCAGGAACGACTCCAGGCTCTTGAGCGTATCCCTGTCGAGATCCGAGCCATGCTGAGTCACAAGCAGCGGAAGCTCTGGGTTGGCCGCCAGTCCGATCTTGGCTGAAACGACAATCCGCTCGCTCTGGGACGCCTGCTCGAACGGTAGACCATTCCAGAGAACCCCGTCGTCGTCGACTGACAGCCCGGCGACCGGGAACTGGGCATCGTTCAGGGCGTTCTGAATCTTGTCGTCGATGGCATGGATAGCATCAGTGAGATCGAACACTTTTGTCGATAGGTCGGTCAGCTCTTCTTTTTGGGCCGCACGAACGACGTTCTCGCGGACTTTCTGGTTGTTCTCACCGTCCGTCTTGATCTTGTCCCGTATCTCCTCAACATCGAGCTGCACAAAATGGTCTATGTCGTACTTGATCGAATCAATGGAGTCCTGGAGTGCCGATTGCTCACTGGCGTTCGACCTGAAATGACTCTGCCTGACACGAAGAAGGGCCTCGGTTTTTTCGATCTCATCGGCGAGTCTACGGGCGGCTGCCATTGACTCTTCGATACTACGCTGGCACCCAGCGAACTTTTCATTCAGGCTGTCGAGCTTCGCGTTATGCTTCTGCCTCCGATCGACTTCCTGCATCCTGTCCCACGACGAGACCTCTTTTTCCGGCGCGTCACTGTGAAACGCCATGTCCTCCAGCTTGGCCTTGGCCTTATGCACGTCTCGGTTGACGACGGTTCGCTCATCGAAGATCCGCTTTCGCTTAGCCTTATCCTCGCTGAAGTCCAGACCGGCTAGGGACATCAGCCACTCCCGGCGGGCCTTCTTGGGTGCGGTCTCGAACTCCCGTGGATCGAACGCCCTATTGTGGTACAGTTGTTTCAGTATATCACGAGGTCCGGTGAGCGTTTTGCCGTCCGAGTCCGTCATCTTCAGGCCCTCAATGACAGTCCCGCCGCGACGACGTTTGAGGTTCAACTCAACCGTGTAATTTTCGAGTACGGCATCGCCGGCCAGTTCGACCTTCACCCATCCTTCATCTTGCCCTTCACGCAGTGCCACTTCAGGCCAGTCCATCCCGGATCGGCCGCACAGGGCCATTAGGAGAGCGGAAGTGGCGGAGGTCTTGCCCTCGCCGTTCTTTCCGCCGATCACGAACAGGTGGCGGCCTTCGAGGTCCAGGTCGAGATCGGAAATCCGCATCAAATTGTGGACGGTGTAGCGCAGAACTTTCATGGTTTCCTCCGTTTTAGGTTTACAAATGTGACACGTTGTCACTTTTCTTGAACAGGCACCTTTTCCCTAATCCTGATCCCGCACGTCGTCTCGCCCTTCACGCCGCCTGGCTTCCGGATTCCGTATTCAACGTACAGGGCGATCACTTGACCGATCCAGGATGCTGTTTTACCTGTGCCGGTCAATTTTACTATCCGCTGGCGGTTTGTGGCATTCAGGATTAGATGTTTCTTTTTACCCACGAAACCCAGGGCGTACACATCTTCCTTGCGCCCATCATCAAACACTGCGTCACGATGCAGGTAAATCCCCTCGATTTCCACGATCACGTCACCGGCATCAATAATATCCTCTGACGCAAGCCAGGGCGTATCGCCCTTCATTACGGAAGATGCGCCGGTGAATTGTTCAGTCTCCATGTTTGATCTCCTGTACTCCTTCGTAATCAACTTCATCGTCGGGCATACTCCAGATCGGAACGACGAGATCAGTGTACTCTCCGTTATCCCAGCCCGGCCAAGAGTCACTGTCGATCGCCTCACGCAATGCACGGATCACCTTGAGCCCGATCTCCTCACCGCGGTCCAGGACGGCGTGAGGTATTGGTATGACGCGAGTGTAGAACGGGGGCTCGTTCTCCATGGTAATGACTTCGCACGGCCAGTCGCCTTCGTAATGCTGCCGGAGCCAGTAGCGGTACAGGCCGAGCTTGATGTCGTACTTGTAGCCGAAGAAATCCCGCCCGAATCCGGCGGCACTTTTCCTTCTGGTCGTCTTGAAGTCAACGAGTCTACGATCCGTGGTAGTGCAGTCGATCTTGCATTTACACTGGATGCCATCTGTCGGTGTCAAGAGCGTCAGTTCTGGAACGCAGTCCTTGATGATCTCCTGAATCTTATTATTCTGGAGGAATGCGGCAGCGGCGTGGACGCAATCAACCTGCTCCTTCCAGCCGATGATCTCGCAACCACGGTTCTCGTGCTTCCAATTCTTGTAGCCCAGCCCGACCTTCGGGCCGTCGTTCCAGATCGCGTACTTCTCCTCGAACTCATGCGGCTCGAACAGCAGCGTATGCATCATCCTGCCCCACTTACGCGCCGGGGTGTCCTTTAACGGATTCAGCCACGCATGGCGAAGATGATGCATCGACAGTTCGTGATCGTCGTTGATCCCCTCCACGATCGTCGAGGAGTTCATTGCCACGATCTCGCAGTAATCGGCGAACGGAAGACCCTCGATTACTTCCTTTACGTGAGCACGCCAACGACGGGCTACTGGCTCAATGAGATCAGTTGTACACTTCATCTACTTGGTGCTCTGGTGTGAGCGTTTTAGTTTAGGACTGACGTACTTGGCTCGTTAGGACTTACAAGAACGGGAAAGATTCCTTCGTCGGACCCGCGCATTGCGACAAGTTCATCGAGCGGGTCCCTAGTGTCGTGGTCGTCGGCCTGAATTTGCCCCACGTCGTACTCGTCCTGAAGATCCGGGTTCATCATTTTGAGTTCCGCCAGCCACATCTTAACACCTTCGTCCGGGCACGACGGGGCTTTGCTGACCCAAAGATCAAGGCTTTTCATCGCGGAGCCTGATTCTGCCGCGGCCAGCTCCGGAAACCAACGATACAGCCAGGGCTTACACTCTTCGGCGAACCGCGGTAACTGATGTGTGAATGGCGAACCGCCGGTCATGTGTCCTAATAAGTCATACAGGGCTCCGATGCCGTTGTCGCTAGGACCGTTGCCTTTGGTCAGTAAACGGCCTGTCGTGACAGATAAGATATCCCGCAACGGGAACCGCTTTACTTTTCCGTTCATCACTATTTCTCCGTTGATGAGTCAAGTAATAGTTTGACGACAAACAAACGTAGGTTGTGTTTCGGGAAGTGCAAGAATTATTTCACTTTTCTTGTGTTCACGATATCCCAGAGCTTCCGTAACTCTTTCTCCAGGTTATCGATGCGAAGGTCGAGTAGGGCACCGAGTTTGTCGATTGAGCCAGAAAGTTTAGTCAGGCGCTTGCAAAGAATCCAGCAGGCTCCCAGACACGCCCCAATGACTGTAATTGCCAGCCCAGCGATGCCTAATGCGGCGTCAAGATCGATGTGTAGGTTCATGTTTATGCCCCCTCTGGTTTATGCTCATTCGTTATTGCCGAAACACGCTTCATGCAATGTTTACACATCGAACCAGCACCTTGGCTCCTTGCCTGTGCTCGCTCCTGAAACTCGGACCATTTTCCACTCGGAGGTGAAAACGGATATACAAACGCACCGCAAAGACTCCTAACCGACTGATTATATTTTGCCTTTCCCGCCGTCTTGAAATGAACTGCGTGAGTCTTAGTGCTGTACCATCCAAAATGCCACTGGAACTCGCGCGGGCCAATAGGTTGCTTTTCTTGCATGGCTTAGTTATCTCACTTCCTATTACCAGATTATCGGGCCGCTCTCTGTCCCGTAATATTGCCCGCGGAAATCTGCCAGCTCCAGGCCGATCCGATTCTGAAGTGCGTCGAATTCCTCCTCGCTGGGCCTGCGAGTCAATTGCGTGAGTGGAGGCTCGGGCCCGTTGAGAGGAGGAACCGTAGATGGCGTGTAAAATCTTTCCAGAACATCCCGGCTTGGGTCCCGCGGAAGCGTGTGCGCCCCCTGGCCGGTACTGAATCCCTCGTAGGGAGTCTTGTCGTCGTAGCCCATGACGCCGTGATGTCGAGCCTGACCAGCGAACGTGTGCTCCAGGCCGTTACAGTGGCCGCACTCATGGCCGAACAGACAAATCAGAGAGTGTAAGTCTCTTGGGTTCCATAAGCTGTCGATATGGAACTCGACCTTAGACCGACACCCTGGCTCAGGGAACCATCCAATGCCGGTCTGGCTTCCGGGCATCGGTCGGGCCTTTATCCAGATACTGGCTTCTTTTTTACTGTCCACTCGGACATGAGCGCATCCAACGCGGCGGTACGTCTCCTCGATCCCGATCATCAGGCAGGCGTCTAAGACTGTTTTTCCGGAAAACCTATCCATGACCTCTGGGACACTCCAGCCCCACCATGGGCTATCCAGCCACGACAGGCTTCTCTTCTCTTTATCAGTCAGTTCACGGAAGTAGCGCGTCGGAAATGAAAGAATATCCACTCCGTACGTTGTCGAGTGATAATCTGGATATCCCGTTACGCAGTGACCCCACGAACCAGACCCCTTTCTGGCCAGACGGCTAGCATGGGCCTTCTTTAGTGCTATGGCATGCTCTTCGTCGCAGTCGAGGCACCGCTGGATCACATCGACATCGCCCTCTGCAATCTCTGGGTCGCCGGCGTCAGGGAATCCGCATTTACAAGCAGGCGGCGTACCGAGTAGTTTCTCGGGACCGGCACGAGGGTCTTCGAGAGCCATGTTGGCCCGAAGTTTTGCGAGATCCCAGAGCCCTATGCCAATTAGGTTGCCGCCGGCCTTTGCTTCTTGAACTGGATTCATCTCTACAGCCCCCGTACCAGCAGGATAGAGATTACAGCTTTTAGGATCATGTTAAGAAACGGGCGACGATCCGGATCTACGATAGCGTCGATTAACATGGTGATCATGGGCAGAAGGTCGGCAACCGACTGATTACCAGACAGCACCTCGGCTGCCACTACCAGGGCGATCGCCAGGTCATTAGGCTCTTGGAGTTCCAGGTTGTTAATCGCCACCTTTAGGCCGGCCCGGAACTCTGTCCAGTGATCCGTGGAGTCAAGGGCCCCCAGAATCACGTCACTGGCTTCGTCGATCGCCTGGAGCCCCTGCTGGGCTGTAATCTCACCAGACCCCAGCTTCGCTGAGACGGCCATATAGACGGCCGAGAGCCCCGCCGCCACCCGGTCCTTATGATCGTGTGCCGGGACTGCGGCGGCGAGGTTTTTGATCGATGCACGGAACCCGTCCGGAGGAGGAATCTCGATAACAGGGGGTTTCAGGGCAATATTGCCAATCTGCTTCAGAGGAACAGCGGTGACAGTGCCATCGGAGCCAACGGCGATCTCGAAGGCCACGTAATGCCGGCCTGGAGTGAGTCCGTCGATGACGATGTAGCCCTGAGCGGCCTGAGTGGCGTGTGAAAGAAGACCTACCAAAAGCAGTGTCAGCCAAAAGCGCTTCATTTTTCATCCTCCGATTGCGGGGAAAAGTGCAATGTGACACGTTGTCACTTTCTACATCTACGATAACACGGGTGGGGAATAAAAGCTACCCTACGCCAGTACCCTGAATCCAACCAGGCTTAAAATAGTGCTGTCATCAGAACCAGAGTAAATAGAAGTGAAATCATCGTAATGTTCTTTAATTCCGTACCCGCCGATGGTCCCGGCCTGAGTTCTGGAGACATCTCGAAGATTCATTAACTCATTATAGACGATTTCAGCCTCCAGCCGTCGATCATTTTTTGTATTATCGACGATCACAAGGCGATGCCGGACTGGCCATATTTTACGCCGGTCTCCGATTCTGGTGGTCGCAGTCGAGGTGCCATTTACAACCAAGTCAAAATCGTGTGGCGTAACGTACATCACGTTCGAGTAGGATCTTTTCATTTCTACCTTTCAAAAATAGTGAAATTATTACTGGGTTCACGGTTCGTCGTACCAAATTTCAGCGTACAGGGGTCTACGGGTATACTCACTGACCTCAGAAAGGTAGACTTCCACATTCATAATAAACCCTATTCGTTCACCGTCGACACCCCACTGCCGCCAATAATCGCTAGCAAGCCTGAATGCCCCTTTTTTCGCCTGTCGGAAAATCCGAACTTCCAAAGTCTCAAGATGCTTCGGCAATACCACAAACTTTTCCAGGATGCAACGGCAGAGATCAACACCACCAGGTGATTCCCACCAGCGCTGATTGATGCTGAGCGTGAACGTTCTTACCCTCACCGGTCGAATAGCCATTACTTTTTACTCCCTGAGTTTACGGTGATCTCAACACGGACAGGAATCGGCATTCTCCATCCATACGGCTCCGCCCGTAAATCCTTTCGAGTGGCGATGTACCCGTAATGCTCCCGGATCCATTCCGTTGTGGCCCTGGCTGTCCTGAATAACACGGGAACGCAGTGGACGGTCATTAAGTGGCTGATTTCTCCGTCAAGCTTATTTCGCGATCTCCAGAGAGCCGCCCAGCAACGATCATTGACGGTTTTGCCCATAGCTACATCCTAAGAAAGAACAGGTGATATCCTAGTGCAATCAACACTAGGTTTGCTTGGCAGAAAGTCAAGCCGGCGCAAGAAAAAACCCGTCACGAGCAGAGAGAAGACTCGTGACGGGGCGGCATAGTTGCTGTATTACGCAGAAATCCTCCATTAAGCGCCAGGTTCCGGCACGCCGAGTATCAGGCCCTCGTCGATCATTATGCCATGTCCGTTGCAGCAAGCACAGTGATCTCCGACCCGCTGTGCCTGGAATTTATAGCGGGTGCTGTTGGAATACGCTGGACTAATCCACGACAGTGGCTGAATGAAAAGTCCGAGAGTACCTTCAACGACTGCTACCACACAGGACGGCATTGGCTTTATCTTAAGAATGATGTCTACGCCGTGCTCGACGCTCTTTACGTATAGGCCATTGAAGTAATAGGACCGCGGGAAAGTACCTACAGGTACGGCCCAGTGAGTTTCGCCGCGAGGTAAGGGAAGGGCGTAACGACCAAACGCGATAATATCAGCTCCGTCACGAGTCTTGTAATCAGCGGGGTCGCCGTCCCAATTTATCTTGTCTAGCATGTCAAATGTCCTCCGTAGTTAAGGATAGGGCGTGCTAACAAATTCTTCAGGCTCTTCTAGCTCAATGAACTCTATATGCCCGTTACAGTTATAGACTGTCCCACATTTTGGGCATTTGACTGAATACACGAAATCGCCATCTATATGTGTTTGATATCCGCATTTGCAGTGAATGTCCATGCAGACATCCGTGCCCTTCCATTGTATCCAGCCATGAGGCTTGCCTTGATAGGTCTCCTGTATTTTCCGCGCTTCTTTTTCGTTCTTGGCTTTTTTCATAGGAAATCCCATAGGTCAAGTTAACGGGATGATACTACCACTGTACTTCATGCATGCCATCAGTCAAGCCATTTTTTAGCCAAGTTCCGTTTCTTCCGTTGGATCTGCCTTGATTGTCCGCGCCCCGTGAGATTAGAGCCGAGCAGCTTGGCTCTGTCTGTCCGCCAAGTGCTCGACAGAACCCCTTTCACAACCGGCTTATCTTGGTGCTTACGGAGCCAGTCGCGGTCGTTTTTCGCGGCTTCTAGGTACTCTCGTTCTTGCTCTCTATACTCGGCCTCCGTTTCGTCCTTATCTTTCCCTGGATACCGGTAGCCAAGTAAGGCAGTCTTGGCCATTTTCTTTACGGTCTTTTTTGCCTGCGTGTCGGCGTACTCTATCAACTTACGCTGAACATCATTTATATCACCGTCTCTATCCTTCCAGTGTTTCACCAGGAGATCCCTCGTACGTTGGCGTGATCCAGATACTACATCGCCGATGATATCTACGTCTGTTCGAGTTGGATTTTCTGGGTCCAGTGGAAATAACTCAAGTGCGGAACTGGCTGTCTCGCCGGCCAAGCGAACATAATCGGCATACTGACCATCGCTCATGTAAATCGTCTCTCGCCCCTTACGGTAATACGGACGGGGTGTCCGTGGATAACGGGCTTCGTCTGGTGACATATTATTGTAGTTCATCAGTAACCGGTCGGCGATGAAAATGTCTTCCTGTCGCAACTTCACGGGAACGAACATCCTGTAAAGAAAATCTGCTCCAGGGAATTCAGAAACTTCGGAACGGGCGGCTGGGCGACCCCAAACATCATAAATTGGGTACTCCTGAATACTAAGTGGCAGTTCAGATTTTTGCAGTGTACGTTTTCCGAGACTAGCCCACCAATCATTGCCACTACCCCAGACGCGCCGATTATAGTAGAAATTATCCATTGCACGATCTTGCGAGCGAATGATATTCGGAACCCAGCTAGTCGCGAAATTACTGGCCCACTGAGCTGCTTTCTCCTCTGGATCTTCCGCCTCAAACGCCTTAATGATATCTCCGACTCCTGTCAAAAACGTCTTTTCCTTCATCTGCCCGACCAGCGAGCGGAACGGAGTGCTCAACTGTCGTCCAGGATCGTCACTACGAACCGCGTTGACCCAATCCGTGGCAAGTCCAAGTGTTGTCGCAAACGGTTCAATGCGATGATAACTGTGCCAAGTGTTACCGAACTTTATTGATTGTTTCGGAATTGTGCGGTAGCCTACCTCGCGTGCTCCAGTTAACTCCTCAGCGCCAGTAATCCAGGGATCATCATCATCGTTTCCCATTAAGAGCAAGACTAAACCCCAGGCTAATATTTGCTGTGCTACTTCCCGACTCGTGTTCTTTAGAACTGGCTCCCCTGCCCGGTAGTTCTGATACATCCGCATTCCTATGCCGAGCGATCCTAGTGGAGATTTTTTGAGGCCGGTTTCAAAGATATTGATCGGAGTAATCACAAATGGAAGCACATACCGTATTGCAGGAACATCCTTTCTCCCCGACAGTACCTGCCGCTTAATCTTCTGGCCAAGCTGGGTGCCTTTCTGCTGGAAAGCCATTTCTAGCGAGGAATTATACGCCGCTTCCCATGCCGGTGATTCGATATCGTCAGTTAGCTCGGCCATACGTATCCGCATTTTATCGCCACTAAGCCCTTCGTCCTTTGCTATCCTGTAGGCCCTAGCTCCAACTTCCATAGTGGCGAACAATGTCTTGGCGAAGTCATCCACGGCCAGTAATAGTCGCTGCGGCATCCGAATAGTTCGCCCTTTATCACCAGAAATCTTAGTGTCAGGGTCTTCAATACGAAACTTCCCTGCACGTCCAAGTTGGTCCTCGAACGTCGGAGTTTCCGTGTCAAATGTAATGAAAAAGTTACGCGACGCCCGCGAGAGCCCTGGAAGGAGTCCTGCTAGTATGTGCTTGTATTCACCAAACTGCGCCCCCTCAGGGCGGCCGATAACGGAATTCGCTAACGCTTCGGTCAGTCGTTCCGCAGTCAATGACCATACGGCGTTTCCAAAGTTTCCGGTCAGGTTGGCCATCTGGGTCGTAGGTGCCGATAGTATTGAGTTGCGCCAGTATTCGTAAACTTTATCCCACCCGTCCGCGCGTGCCTGGGAAATCACCTGTAATGCGCGAGCAGCTTGGCGACGTGAATATCCGAGACGGTGCAGTTCATTGATGTCGATACCCAGCAGGGCCAGCCTCTTCTTTAGCTCATCGAATTTATTGGCCCAGTCCCGGTTAATCTTATCCGCCTCTTCGTTTCTCCCCTTGCTACGGTCTTTGTCGCGACGGTTCCGCTGTTTAGTAGGCGGACTGAAAATTGCCTCAGTCAGTGCCCTGGCTATTCGCTCGGCCGGGGACTCAACTGGATCTACTCGCTGGCGGAAAGCTCGTGCCTGTTCGGTCCCTGTGTTCCGGTAGGACTCAATTATTGCGATAGTATCCTCTTTGCGTCCAATATCGCCAGACTGAATCGCCTCCATTGCCTCACGGTTGACGATCGACTTAGCTATCACGGTTTCCACATCATCTAGCATCCGCCCGCTTCGACCCTTAGCCAATAAGTTGGCCCGTTCACGAGAATAATCATTTTTTAGCCGGGCGTCGGCGTTCGCCTGTACCTCAATGTCCGAGCGCACGCCCGGACTACCCTCCAGTTTGCGTTGTTCATCTGCCTCGGTCACTAGATCCCGGGCAGGCTGATCGTAAGCTGGATTCGCTAAATCAGGGCGACCTCTCAGGAGCTGGTACCTTACGGTAACATCGCCTCGCGGTTTTGCCGGTCGGTGCCAGAATCCAGATTCGCCAAGCAGTAGATGGATGTCACGAGACTGATATTCTGTTACTCCTATACTTGAGAGCAGGCGTCGAAGCCATGACCGCACCCGACCCCAAATATTTGGAACCGTACGCTCGATCTCACGAGCATTGGCGACCCGCTCTTCCTGGATTTCCTGAACCTTAGAATCCGGCGCGTGCTCTTTTACAAGGGCTTGCCATTCAGCTTCCCCAAGAAGTCCAGCTTGCCGGGCCAGATGTAAAGCCTCGTGCCGTAGGGTTGCTTCATCGGCCAGGCCACTCAGTAGGCGAATTAAGCCAAGCCCACTATGCTTAGTCCCGTCCGGTAATTTCAGCGAAAATGATCCGGCAACAGCTATCTGGCCTCGCAGCTTTGCCGACACCTTTACGCCAGAAGCCTCTATTGCCTTCCAATCAACTGGAGCCACCTCGTCTGTCAGCTCGACTGTGAAAAATGAATCGCCGATCTCCACGTGCCAACCATTAGGGGCTGGCTTTATCTTTGCTCCAGGAAATGTCTTGGCTAGCGAGGACCGAGTGATCTTACTGCCCAGCCGCTTTTTTCTAGTGGCACCTATCCGCGTGGATTTTCCGGCGTCACTGTCCGACTTCTTTTTCTTGACGGGCTTCTCTGCCGCTTCCTTAGTCTCCTTAGTCTTCTCTATGGCCCTTTTGGCGTCTTCTTTCTTCCGTCGCAATTCCTTGATCCGTACGTCCCGTTTAGCAGCCGGTGACAACTTCTTCTTCTTGACTGGCTTCTTTTTTCCGACTGACTTCTTCTTCGGTGTTTCTGAAACACCAGCCTCTTCGTGGGCCCTCTTCACGGCCTCTTCGCGAGTGTATCCCTTAAAGGCATATCCCTCTTTCGGGTCTCTCTTTATTTCGCGCATGCCGTCTTTGACGACTTCCACTACAAACCGGCCTTCATTCGTCGGATCGGCTTTTATGTACACCTCAGAGCCGTCAGCCGCGGTCGCTATGTGTTCCATGCCGCGATCAGCAATCCATTCTGTCCTCCTTTCAGGCTCAAGGGGCGTCTCTGCCGGTTGTGACAACGTGTCACTTAGTGGTTTCTCAGGGGTTTCAGGCTGAAATGCCAATTCTGTGGTTGGCTCAGTTGGTTCGACAACGATTTTCTCCGGCTTGCCGGCGTCAAGTATGTCCTGTAACTCTTGAGAAATGGCGCCGGCGGCGAGCGGAGATGGCTGACCAGGCGGCCCTGCTTCTTCTGGCCCAGCGCCTTGAGATTTAGCGAAATCAATCCCAGTGGCGGCGATTTCGATGGCTTGGTCGCGCGTATACCCCCTCCATGGGCCTTTCGTTATGGAACTTCCGCTGGCCGTTGCTGTTTCAACTATAAAACGGCCCTTTTTGCCCGGATCAGGCACTATCTTAACCGTTGATCCGTCTGGTGCGACAGCCACGCCCTCACGTTCCAGATCATCGATAAACCTTGCCCGGATTACCTCGGGCTCGTCTACGGACCTCACAGGAGCTTCTGGGGGCACCTCGGCCGCTGGCACCTCTGGTTCCGGTTGTGCTGGCAACTGGGGACCGATTACCCTCCCCGGGCCTTCTTCTTCTGCTTCCGCAGCGTCCCGTACACGTACGCCTTCTGGCTGCTGCCCTTCAAGCCCTTCTTCGCTGCTTGGCGGGACAACTTCTGGTGGAGTTTCTTGGGCATCAGGTTCTCCTTCTGTGAAACGAATGTACGTACCGTCGATCGTCTTCTTTATTTCAATGCCCGGCAAGCTGGGTGGCGCCGCGCCCGCAGGCACCCGCGTCCAAACCCCAGGCTGTGACCGGGCTTGTTCTAGTACCGCTTCCCCGTCCCCGGCCGGTACTTCTTCTTCCGGGGCAGGCTCGGCTTCGTCAGGAATAACTGCTGGCTCATCGACTGCTCCAGGTTCACTGGGAGGACGTTCCACTGTCGTTCCGTCATCCGGCAGTTGAGTTTGTGGAGTAATTGGCTGACTAGTAGGGTCCTCTCCCACGGGCTCATCGACTTTAGTTGGTTCTGAAACATCAGTTTCTCCTTCTGGTTCGCCAAGTGGTTTACGCTTCCGGCCACCAATCTGTCGCATTCCAGCGGATGCGATATCTGGGGCACTGACAGTGCCGGACATAATGAAGACCGCGACAGACGTGTCAATTACAGACTCGATGTACGGCGTGAAATTTCCGTCTTTATCGCGAAAGCTTCCATCCTCATGCACAAGAGTCATAGGGTCTTGTACGCCAGCGAGGGAGGACGTTAGGCTCTGTCCGAATAATATAATCTGTTCCTCTGTCCATTCGCCGCCGACAGTTTTACCTGTTTTTTTGGCTGCCTCCTTCAGGCCCGCACTAAGGATCGCTCGGGAAGCCAGCTTTGATTCAACGCCACCGAGACCAATTTTTGAGAATATCCACGTAACGACTCCCTCAATGGCCCCTTGCGTTGCCGCATGTGCGACCAACTTACTTCCTGAGAGCCCAGCATCCCGACCATCAGTGATGGCTTGATTTACTGACTCAGCAGTAAATAGCCCGATCATGCCAGGAAGGCCGGCTGCCCTACCGATAATCATCGTCGCCAGGGAATTTACGGCACTCCGACCGCCAGAAAGAAGTCTCCTGTTGATTATAGAGTTTTTATCTTCCATTGCGGCAGCTTGCTCGGACATCTGATTAAGGCGATTTATTTCGTCAGCCTTTACATCTTCGCCTTCTAGTCGACTGGCCAGCGATGCGAACTGACTACCTGCGCCAGCGAGGCCCTGCCCAATAGTTCTGACAAGAGCGTTCTTATACCCAGGCAATCCTTCTCGCAAGTTTCTATGCACTGCCTGTGCCTGTTCCTGCGGACTAATAGGGCCGGGGTCAGGTTCAGTATAGATATCGTCCTCGGGCAAAATTCCGCCTGATTCTACGACACTTGCCACGTACTCCTCGGCAAGCTTCCGGTCTCGCTTATCTTTATCGGAAATCCACTGCCGCTGTTCCTCCGGGCTTAATGTGCGCTGCTCTGGTTGCATGGACCTCGGAATCTGAGCCGATGCGGCGGGCACTGTCTCCGCGGTCTTCGGCGCAAACCCGGGCTCCGGCAAAGGTCGCTGCCCGGGTTGAGTGGGCGATAGTGGTGCAGGCAGAGGCTCGCTTATGGCCCGCGGGGCTTTCCATCGCTCGAACTTCTCGACAAGTGTATCGATAGGTACTTCACTGCCCTTGTCGGTCGCGGCTGGCTTTGATTTCCAGGCGTCAAAGTCATCAGCAAGGCCCATATTATAGATCCCCCGCCTGCTTATAGATTGCCATGACTTGCTCGGCTAACTCCATTTCCTCTGCGCTTAATTGTACGGCCTCTTCCGACTCCATTATCTCACGCAAGAACATATCTAAGTCGGAACGTAATGTCTTCTTTTCCTTTACGTTCATTTCCGCGATCGGTTTGGCAATCTTTGCTGACATCTTATCGAGACGTTTCTTCCACATTCCAAGCCGTGAGATTTCTTCTGGGACGCCCGGCTTCTTCTTGATCGTTGCACGGCGGGGGCCGATTTGCTGCTGTTGAGTAGCAGGTGGCGACGGAGCTTGGCCATCTGGCATTATCGGCGACGGCACGCCTACCGGTGCCTGATCTAGGTTCGGGAATAACGTATTGAGCATCGGGATCGCCGCCGACTGGGACTCCACGCCACCTTTGAGGCTTTCCTTGAACATAGCCATTGCCCTCATAAGTGCGGCAGTTTCCTTGGCTGCGGCGCCGTAATTGAGAACTTCGCCGTCCTTTAAGCCCAGCTCCTTTTGCCTGAGGATTATTTCAAATGCCTTCAGGAATTCATCGTCCTTCTCGGTCTTCGGGTCTGGGATCAGCGTAACGGTCTGCTCGCCATTGCGCATGCCTAATGCAAACTGTCTTCCATCCCTTTCTACGACGGTCTGGTCGAATTTCTGGTCTTTAGTTAATGGCTTGATGATCTGCTGCATGATCCCGAGGCGTTCAAGATCGGTGGCCAGTGTGGCGTAACCTTCACGGAGCTGCCCTGGAGTAAGGGCAGTCGCCCTGAGTTGTTTAAGCCGGGCACGCCAGTTGTCGGCGTCTTTACGATCAGACATCTGGGCCTGTGCGAGTTGGCCGGAGATTTCACTTAACTGGGCCCCGGACATCTTGTTTGATTCCTTCGTGAACAGGTCTTGCCGCGCCCGCTCTTTATCTTCACGACCCATCGCGTCCCGGTAAACCCCGTATTGGAACTGCCGGTCCTGACGTTCCTGAATACCCTCGCGGTACTGCCGACGAGAGCGGCCCTCGACGGTCTGGTTGATGATGTTCGCCAGGTCAGTGAACTGACGGCTGCGTTGGTCATGTCCCTGAGTGGTGGCCTTAGACTGGCCTGTCCTATAGGCGAGGCTACCAAGGAGAGCCGGGTCGGCCCCGTGCTTGATCGTGATCGGCATTATTGACTCCCTCGTGTTTACGTACTCAGAATCCCGCCGCTGCGGAGTTCAAACAGGAGATCGTTAACTTCTCCGGCCAACGTCTCAATCGCGGTTTCCAGTTCAGTGTCCCTGGTCTTGAGGTCAGGAATCGTATTGGCCACCAGATCGTCCCGCAGTGCATCCGCAGACGCCGGAGTGTCGGCAGGATCAGTAACAGCAGTCAGCGTTATCGCGGATTGCTCAGAATCATCGACTGCATCCCCTTTCCGAATGCCGCCGAGAGTTGCCGTCGTCGCGGATTGTAAGTCAGCCGTTAGGGAGTCTGACGCATCTACATAAGTCCACGTAATGCCCGTTCCGTCCTGAATTAACGCAGACACCCGATCGTCGATAACCTCGTCTGTGTCCGATGAAATCAGTTTTCCTGAGCTATCAGATGTGACCAGTTCTCCCGCCGTAAGCCCGCCGAGAATCATTCCGCCGGCGGTGTACGTGACATCTTCATCAAGTAAATCCCCATCGATGATAGCCTGGCGCAGGACAGCGATGAACCGGCGCACCTTCACGTCAACCTTCGTGTCAGCGATGAGTGGCAGTTTCTCGAAGAGATGCGTCATATCAAAACCTTAGATACTTGACTCATTATTCACTATGCTACTTGCTGACCATCAACTCGGAAAAATTCATAAGAAGAAGCTTGCACGTGAACGTTCTGGCCTTCCGATGTGCCGCCGTATAGTGTAGTCGACAACGAATGGAGGCACATCACGCAAAAGATCGAGCACGCTTGAAAGTCAACCATCTCGCCAATCTCGTAATCACGCTTCACGGTCACGGGTAATTTGGTACGCCGAAAATGTTTCACCACAATACGATGACACCGAGCACAGCGTTTACGTCTGGGCATTTAAGGTTCCCTTCGTGCCTGCCGGATATGATGAGTCAAGTATATAAGTGCCATAAGTATCAAAAACTTTACGCGATCATCGTATTGGGCCAGAAATCAGGAACGTAGCCACGGTACTGCTGCGTACGGCCAGTAGACGGCGAAGGAATCGCGTTCGGCGACATATATGGCGGCGGGACCCTCGTCTGCGCCCCCGGCATCATGCCTTGCATCACCGTCGACATCGCTCCGCCACCCGGTACGAGAGCGCCAATTCCTGCCACCCCTACCTTCGCCCAGTCGAGCCAGCGATCCCGGTCAGCCTGCTTTTGGGCCTGTTCCTGCTGACCAGCCTGGAGCATGATATTCGCCATAGATTCCTGGCTGGGCCCCTCGTCAGTCCTGGCCTCCATGAAACGAAGCCGTTCGGACGGGACCTGTTGGGACACGCGCCCCAGCATTTCATCGTAGAATCGCTGAGTCTGGGCCTGCTGTCCTGAAGCTTGGCTCATGTACCCAAGCCGCTGCTGCTGCTGGCTCTGCTGGGCTGACAGCGCGTCACCGGACAGTCGAGTGTCGATATCCGCTCGCATCCTGGCTAACTGGTCGGAAAGTGCAAGGTTCTGTTGGGCCGCGTCAGACTGGACTCCACGCTGCATGGCCCCAGTTACGGTCGTATTATACAGCCCTCGGTTGATCGCACTCTGGTCGGCCCGAGCCTGGCCTTGTTGGGATGACCTGGCGATCCGGTCCCGCTCGTACGCACCCACATCCTCGACGTACCCGAGGTTCCGGCCCAGACGATCTTGATATCCGCGCCCGATCTGCCCCGAGGTCACGTCGAAATCAGACAGTGTTCTCTGAGCAGCCCCGGCCTGCTGCTGTAAAGCCTGTTGCCGCTGAGTGCCGGCGAGCTGCTGGGTGTCCTGGGCTAACTGGTCGTAGCCACCGAGGATCTGCCCGTACCGATCGTAGTTCGCCGTATTGGCGGCATTGTAAGCCTGTTGCATCTGTGCAAGCAGCGCGTTGGTCCCGCGGTCCGAGACTCCGCCACGGTACTGATATTGCTTCGGCTTCCCGACAGACGGTGTAGGGCCAGCCCCGCCAACAGTGCCCTGAAATAGCGGGGCCGCGCTCGGTTGTAAGTATTTTGCCATCAGAATGTTCTCCTATTTCTGCTTCGGCTTGAGGCGGCGGTAATACTCGAAGGGGTTATCGGCGATTACAACCGGGTGTCTGCTAGCCCATGTTCTGCACTCTCGTGTATCCAGGGCCAAACCAACGTACGTTAAACCCCAGCCGATATCTTCCCTGCCAACTACCAGCCCTAGACGCCCGATCGAGCATACGCAAACCTTGCCAGTAAGGTCTTCATTTTCCTCAGGAATTCTCATCAGAATGTCCTTCTGCCGGCCGGAGCCAGCCTTGCCCGAATCTCCTCAATCGCCCATGCGGTGTTGAGGGTCGAGTTTTCCAGTTTAACGTATTGTGAATACCCCTTCGTGCGGGGGTAATGGAATGTGCTTCTGCCGGCCGTAAACGACCCTGAGAACGACGCCGAGGCCGCCGAGGCCACTTCAGCATAGTTCCCCTCTAAAACCGAGTATAGCACAGTGTCACTGTTTTGTGAAAGGACACAGGAAAGTTCTGTGATAATAGACTCTCTGTCAGTAGCTCCAATGGGGCCCAAAACCACGTAACTGCTGATCGCAGTGCCGTTGTCGTCGTCGGCCGTCGCGTCCCAACTGCGGATCTGGCCATCTCTACCACCCATCCAGACGGCACGATCGTCAATGTCGTCCCCGTCCATCAGTACCGCCACAAGGGGATTGTGGTCCGTGTCAGTGAACGCCACCGGCCACCATGACTCGTTCCGAACATCGTAGAAATAGTGGGTGGTGGAGCTTGCAGCGACGTTCGGGCTTATGAACACGTCCAGACCGATGAACCTGTCGTTCCACACCATGACGACTCGGTGATCCGAGAGATCGATAACCGCGAGCCGCTCCTCAATTGCCTGGGAGCTGATCCGCTTTACCTCACTCCCGTTAGTGTAGAAGACGCCGCCCCGCCTGCCAAAGAAGTACACTCTCCCGCTGGGGTCTTTGCACCAAGCCCGCCCGAAGCTCATGCCAGTTATGTCACTCACTAGATCGATCTGGCCACCAGCCATAGGGTCGCCAGTCATTCTCCAAATCGAGTGATCGCATCCGAACAGCAGCAGATCGTCGGTCACCGGGATTAGGGCAGTGATAACGTCCCCGACGAGGCCCGCCGGAGAGTTATTTCCGGATGTCGCTTGGGTCTGTGTTACGGTCGACGGGCTGTAGTCGAAGTCCAGTGCATTTCCCGCGGCGCTCATAAACCAGTTGTGATCGTCTCCTACTACGCCGGACAGAACAAGTCGGCCACGGTATAGGGCGATTAGGCGGGCAGTCGCAGTGCTATTGACCGGCAGCGTTCCGGCGGTTGCAGTCCAGGTCAATGTAGTGTCCCCGGCCGCGTTATGCACGACGTAGTTTGTGCCGTCAACGAAGTAGACCGAACCAAAGAACTCCTGGCCATAGACGTACACGTTGAGCGTATCGTCTAGTGCGTCGCTCCCGCCACCGGCAAGAAGGGCCGTTCCTGACTCGACCCGGTAGATGTCTCCCTCGTGAACCGCCAGGATACTCCGGAGCCGGAAGGCGGTAAAATCGAAGGCTATGACAGAATACTGCCAGACTTGAGCGGTGACTGTGCCGATCATGAACATCCGATCCCCGACGGCATTAAAGGCCAGTCCGGTGGGTGACGTATCCTGACCTCCGACGAAATGATTGGCATTGCTGTACGTTACCGTTCCGCTCAGATCATAGGCCGTTCCGAGTGCGTATTCGTAGGCGCGATTGTTTTGGCTTCCTAGGACAAACATCTTCGTCCCGTCGGTGTTCAGGGCTATAGCCTGTGGCGAAGTGTCTTCGGCTGAGACAACCTTTGATTCGCCGGTTGCCGTAGCGGTACTCAGATCGTCGGCGGTTGTCGTATACTCGTAAACCGTGGCAGTAGTCGTGGGGCCCGTGACATAGATTTTCGTGCCGGACGATCCGAACACCATGCCAGTTGGTGCAATGTCATCACCAGACACGTCCAGAACGTCAGCGGCATCAACGCTGGCCGTAGCGACATCGCCGCTTGATATCGTGTATTGCTGAATACTGGCATTCGTGCCATCCAGGATAAACAGCCTAGTACCAGCCGCATTGACAGAGACGGCTTGAGGGTTCGTGCCCTCAGTGGATAGATCAAACAGATCGTCGTAGGTGGCAGTCTGCGTATCAAAGGCAGTCGTGAGGTCGTACTGGCGCACCTTTGCTGTGTCGCTACCAACAACGTACAGCACTAGGCCGTCCGCACTGAAGGCAATGCCAGTTGGGACTGTTTCAACGATGTCAGTAAACTCGTCTGTGAAGTCAATAAGGTCCCAGACAGATGACAGACCGTACTCATACAGCTTCGTGCCGACCGTCCCGATGGTGAACATTTTACTTCCGTCTGAATGGAAACCTACACCAGTGGGTGCTGTTTCCTCGGCAGAGACATCTATCGCCTGACCATCGTAGGTTGCCGTACTCACATCCCAGCCAACAGACAAGGTGTATCTATGAACCGCACCCGTCGCCTGCCCGATGATGAACATTGTCGTGCCATCGTCCTCGAAGTAGATGCCCGTCGCAGATGTCTCAACGGCCGCGAGTGAGATCGCTTTATTGGCGTACGTCGGTGCTGTGCTTAATTCCCAGGCCACCGAGAGGGTGTATTGATATACTCGGTTTCCGGAGCCACCCAGAATATACATCTTCGTACCAGAGTCTCCGATGAAAATTCCTTCCGGAGAACCATCCTGGGCCGCTACACTAAAGGTATCCGTAACGGCTCCTGCCGATGACAGATCCCAGCCAGAGGACAGGTGATACTGGTAAACGGAAGCATTCGTTTTTCCGAGCACGTAGATTTCCGTACCGTCGGTTGCCTTCAGGAATGCGCCGGACGGGTTAATATCCTCCGATCGTACATTCAGACTATTTATAGAGGCGGATATAGTGCTAGCGAGCCACGGCGTAGTAAGGTTATACTCGTCGATAATCCCGCTCCCAGCGCTAACGACATAAACCTTTGCTCCGTCAGTCTTGAACGTAATGTCGCTACGGAGTGGCGTCGAGAGATCCAGTGGTAATGTAGTCAGTACGGTATGGACGGCTGTGCTCCAGTTATTGCGGGTATCGTACTGAAATACCCCGTCATTTCCTGTCCCAGAAATGTAAAACTTCGACCCGTCCGACTTGAAAGTAATGCCAGTTGGCGTCCCGTCCTCCTCACTCACATCGTACGAGTAGTTGGAATAGATGGCGGTAGATAAGTCCCATGCGGTGGTTAGGGTATACTCGTGGACCTTATCATTAGACGTTCCAACTACGAACAGCTTTAATCCGTCGGAGCTTATGGCGACTCCAGTGGCAGCGGTGTCCTGGGCGGCGGCGATAGAGAGGTCATTGCCTGAGACGTAGGTGGCCGTGTCAATATTAAACGCACTAGAGAGGTTGTATTGGTAAACCTTAGTCGCATCAATGATATACAGCTTCTTCCCGCTATCACCGAATGCCAGGTCTGCTGCGGTACTAGTCTGACCAGAGATGTCTTTGCTTTTATTTGGTAATCCAAATACCCATGGTAGCGTGCTCGTCCATTGCTGAACAGTAGTGCCCCCTGTCTCGGTGAAGAACATTTGAAGCCCGTCATCACTCCAGGCTATTCCGCCATGGCCACTCGCCGTCGTATTGGCGTTACTGTCAAGAGAGGCTGTATTTACGCTATATGCCGTACTGCAAGTGTATCGATACACACGGTTGTTTTGATTACCAATGACGTATAACGAATTACCGCTATCGCCCCATGTCAGTCCCTCTGGGTCGGTGTCGTCAGGCGATACATCAAGCGACTTGCTCTCGTATAGGCTTATGTCCCAATTGTTCTCAAGCGTATAGCCGTAAATAGATTCGGTGGTTCCACCGGCGATAAAGAAGGCACCCCCGTCATCCTTAAAAGAGAGTCCGCGATATGTTTGTGCGTTCCCTATCTTAATGTCAGTGAACTCGGTTGCGGTGGACAAATCGAAGCCCGTTGACATATTGTAGTACGTCAGACCGTCGTCTTTTAGGACATATATTTGGCGGCCATTATTGCCCTTTATGTATATGTCGTGGGCGCCCGCCACGGCAAGCGTATTAGTGTCATACGACGGTGGCGTACTGAAAGTCCATACCGGCGAGAGACTATAACGGTAAATGCCGGCACCGAGTCCACCAGCCGTTCCGGATACAAACATCTTCGAACCGTCAGACTGAATCCAGATCCCGGACGGTGATGTCGTCTGAGTCGCCACAGAGAAGCTCAGGGAAGCATAGCTGGCCGAGGAAACATCCCACGCGGTACTGAGTGTGTACTGGTACACCGTATTATTAGTGTCGCCGACGATCCACATTACCAGGCCATCGCTCTTGAAGTATACCCCGGTAGGCGCGGTGTCCTCGGCACTCACAGACTTCGACAACTCAGTGTAGCTGGCCGTACTCACGTCCCATGCTAAGGTCAGGTCGTACTGGTAGACCGCCGCATCCCCTGACGACACCACGTACATACGTAACCCGCTGGCGTCAAAAAACACGTCGTCGACACCAAACGCGAACGTTGACACGGCCGTCGTGCCGGAGGTCGAGAAACCAGTAAGGTTCCAGGCAGCGTTGGACTCGTACTCGTAAATCCTGGCATTCTCGCTGCCAACCAAGTAAAAGGTGGTGCCGTCGCTCTGGAACGCTATGCCGCGAATCGAGTCGTCCTCGTTGACGTTAATGGACCCGAGTGCGGTGGCCGTGCTCAGGGCCCAGCCCGTAGAGAGGGCGTATTGTGCGACACTGGTGGAACGAGCCACGAACATCGTCGTGCCGTCATCCTCGAAGTACAGCCCGTACGAGGTTGACCCGACAGAGAGGCTCACATTATCGTAGTCGGCCGTATTTAGATCCCACGGCGTAATCATACTGTACTGATAAACTGTGCTTCCGGAGACGAGATACATCCTTAATCCGGAAGATCCGATGAAAATTCCATCAATGGTACTGACTTGGCCAGATACATCCAGGCTCACGGAGTCGTAAACAGCCGTACTTACATCCCAGGCGGTATCCAGGGTGTATTGAAACACCTTACTCTGCGCCCGACCGACGATGAACATCTTCGAGCCGTTATCTCGGAAGAACAGGCCGGTTGGCGTGCCTTCTTCGCTGGACACATCGAACGTCTTACTGTCAGCCGATCCAGTGGAAACATCCCAGGCGGTGATCGTGTATTGCTCGACGAGGGTGGCGTCACTTCCGAGGATATAAAGCTTGGTTCCATCGGTCTTGAACGCAATGTCCTCGAATACGAGGTTGCCTGGGGTCTCCAGCGTCGTGCCTGGGGTGTTCGACTGAGCCGGATTATAGGTGACGCTGGAAATCGCCTGAATGTCACCGGCGGCGATCGCTGAAGAGAGAACGTTCTTAGTTCCGGCACGCTGTCCGCCCCTGCTGCGGCCTGTCGTTGGATCGTAGGCGCGGACGTTCTCGCAGTCCACGGTGGTTCCCGAGGGCTGCTCCTCAAAAGCGTAGTTCTCGACCAGGCCCTTGACCGGGAACGGGATCCTGATGCCTTCTTCGGCCATACGGGCCTCCTGAACAAAGGAATGGACCCGGCGAGTGCCCGGATCCATTATCCTCTGCCGCCTGTTCTGATTGCCGGGCAGTTGCGCACTCGCCGCAAGGCCCCGGTTCAGCGCTCAGGCTAATTGACGTTATTAGTTTGCCGCGACGAATCCTTTACCTTCCAGGATATTCTCTACCTCTAGCATCCGTACGTTATTATTTCTTACCATCGCAACAATCGCCTCGAATTCGGCCGCATCAACAAACCCGTATCCCGTATTCTGCACCGCGGCCTGGATCGCCACGTCGCCGCTATCAGTCCCGGCTTGAGTGACCGTCGCATGTCCGGCCGTCATTGCTGAAGCTTGGATCACCGGCGTCGCCCCATGGAAGCCGATCTTCTGTGCAGCCGCAGTGCCAATCTCAGTGCCAGTAGACGTGCCAACGGCGATATTCTCACCATCGTCGAGAGTGAATCCCAGTACGGAAATAGCGATGCCGTGCTGTGCCAGAGTCCGCCATTCCAGGTCTGAGCCGTCCTCGATGCCGACAAGGGTAATCGAGTCCCCTACGTCACCTAGCACAATCGAGGTATTGCCGACCTGATCGAAGGCCGAGTCGGCTGTGATTGTAATGTCACCGCCGCCATCGGTCTTCATGGCGACAGTTGTGACCTGGCCAGCAAAGTCCGGATCCGCCAGCGTGAGGGTCTGGCCCGACGCCCCGCTTACGACGGGAAAGTATGAGAACTGGCGATCGGGCTGAATAGTTCCAGCGTCGCCAGGGTCGAGTTGCTTGTAGCCGACTTTCTCGGTGTGCAGTCGTTTCAGAATTCCATGTGGTGAGGACATAGGGTTTTCCTTTTTGGTAATGCGCTCAGGTGTGGCGCAGGTAGTGGTTACGCTTCGAAGATCAAATATTCGAGGTCACAAGTCGCAGTGTCAGCGATTGCGAAAGGCGCAGTCGCGTCCGATGCAAACTTAAATAACGCCGGGCCTTGTGGCGGAACGGTAACGAGGTCGGCAACCCCAGTGGCTGGCCGGATCTCCACGAAATTCGTGTCATCGTGGTTGAAGAAAACGGCCCACCCAGGAACGGTAACATCTCCGCTCATAACGAGTGCCTCTTCGGATGTGCCGATTGACTGTGTGTGATGGATGAAATTATTTCCAGCCATATCGAACTGCAAACCCCCAAAGGCGCGGCGGTCCTTTTTCGTGCCTTTCTCGCCATTGAGCGACACGCTGACGGTGATTTCATTGGCCATGTTTTCTTCCTTTCGGTATTCTGTTATTCTAAACGGGATCGCCAGGAGTTGCAAGCGACTAGGCGTAACCGCTGACGCCGTTAATCGGGGTCAAATTGTCGTCCCATTCATGCCAATCGGGCATACTAAATTGCAATGGCCTGTCGGACCGGTCTACGTTCCTGCCGTAACTTCCAGCAGCATTAACTCTCCTGTCGTGGCTTACGGACGCGGCCAGTGACTGCAAATACCGCGCGTCCCATTGGCTCTTGCGCTCTAGTATCTCATCTGTGGCGGCAAGGACCGAGGCGATGACACATTCCATATGGGGTTGCCCGCCGAGCGGCTGCGCTGTATCATCAGACAGCGAACCAGGGTTAATCTTGTAACGATATTTTATATTGTACTCCTGGTCAGGCGTCGGCCAGAGAAGCAGCTCATACCGGGTGCCAGTACCGGCATCAGGGTTTTTCACCCGTATCGCGAACAATTCCGACCGATTACTCACCTGGGTACGCTGTCGGCGATACCGCAATTGGTGTTCTCCGACATGAATGACCTCTGGGTACAGGACGTTTGATTCGGGCTCATACGTCATTGGTCCGTCTATCATGGCGAAGTCTTCCGGGAGATCGTAATCGCCCTTGGCCGTCACGGTCGTTAGATTACCCTCAGGAAACAAGAATGACCACTCCCATGCGGATTTTTCGCCCGGCAATGGAATAGGCGTATAAAAACGACGCAAGCCGGTCTGGACAGCCAGTTCGACCTGCTGGGCCTGGTGGTGGTTCCAGGTGCCCTGATTCGCCCCGATGCCCATATGGAGCCCAGCACGGCGCTTCAGGTACGCCCTGGTGACTGTCAGACTGTCCGGCATATCCTCGAACGGCCATGTCCCGGGGGCGGTCGGGGCCGCTGTAGCCAAGTCGAGCTTGATCGAGGAAGCCAGGCTTGCCATGAACCGGGCCGACTGGGCTCCGGCCTCCTTTTGTTCACGTAGTTCGGCGACTGCTAGGCACGACTGTAAGAGAGTCTCGGCGTGCTGTCGGCCGCCAATCGGGTACGGATTATCCGCAGACAGCGGCTGCGGAGTAACTCCGTATCGGAACTCGACGGCCATGTCCTTATTAGGTGTCGGGTAGAATACGACCACCCACTTCTGTGGGCCCGCGCCATCACTAAAGAGCGGTCGAAGGGCACAGTACCGCGGTGTTCCGGTCTGGGGCTTGTTCGCGGATAGTTGACGTATCTCCCGCTCATCGACGATGGCAATGGCACTCGGGCCGCCATGCTTATCCGTCACGGTCCCTGGGGAGGGCACGATTGCCGCGGAGGCGTAGGTTGTTGAGAATGTGTTTACCATCATGGTCTCACCGTGAATTCACCGACTACACCCGAGAAATTATCAGGCAGATCGTACTCCTTTTGGTCCTGAACCAGCGCGATTTCAGCGAGCGGCTGCATGAAAGTCCATTGGTGTGGAGGCGACGCAGGCTTGTGCTCGTTCTCGGATGGCATTGGCGGGGGGCTCTGGAACTGCTGATACCCGCTGGTGATGATCGAGTGAACCTTTCCGCGCTTCTCGTGATCCAGCGTGGCTTCGTCGTACTTTCCCCATAAATAGCCCGCAATTTCGCGTACCAGCCACTCGTAAGTGCCGTGCTCGATGTCTTTTACTGGATATGGCATGAGTTTCACCTTCAAATGTGACAACGTGTCACTTTTCCATTATGTAATCTCTTGGTCTCTTTGTATAGAGGCCGCCAAAAGTTGCAGGAATCTCTGCTGGTGGAGGGTTTCCCCGCTCTCCGGCTTCATGGTCTTCTCTGCTGCGGCCAGGATTGCCTCCAGGATCGTCTCTGCGTGCGAGGCCCCACCAAGAGGGATCGGGTTAGCCTGGTCGAGCATGGCAGGCTCGATTACGCTGCGGTAGCTGAGTTCGTACACCTTATCTGGCACGGGGTAAAGCACGACCTCCCAGAGCGTCCTGTCTCCAAGATTTTCCTTTGGCCGCACCGAATAGTATACCGGGGCCCTGGAGAGTTCAGCACCGGCGTACAAGCTGCGGATATCCGCGTCGTCGATCCGCACGATCCGGCCCTTATTGCTCGAAGCCGCAAACGTGAAGTCGCCAATGATCGCGGCGAAGTCAGTCGGCAGGGGGTATGTCCCTGTGCTGGCGGCCGTTGTGATCGACCGTACTGGGCGCAGGAACGACCAGGAGTGGTTCCCAAGCTCAGTGGCCGTCGTGAGCCAGTAGAAAGACCGGAGGCCGGCGGCGATGACGTCAGTGGCGTCCTGGGCCTCTGTGGTGTCCCAGTTTGACGGAGTTCGGTTGGTGCCGCCGAATAAGAATCGCCCCAGTTCCCTGCGGATACTGTCGTAATCAAGTTCGAGGGTTGTGGTCATGGCTTTAGTCCGCTACGGCTACAAATTGTGTGCCCTGGATTGACTTGACACCGTCCTTCTGTACCCATAAATAGTAGGTATTCCCGGCGTCGAGCTGGAATGTCACGTTTCCATTACTGTCACTCTGGAGTGTTCCGGCGATCACGTTAGTGCCGGCAGAGTCATTTGAAATCCAAACGTCCGCGTCGGCCAAGTCGTCTCCAGCGGCGTCCAGATTGATCGTTACAGCATCGGCACCGGTTCCGCCGTGGTCCTGGCTATCGAGTGCGGCCTCCAGTGAATCAGTCGTCTCGTCGTAGGTGCCAGAGCCTGCGCCGGTAGCACGTATCTCTGTGCGTGCAGTGGCATCTCCGACCTGCTTACCGGCCATCAGGCCAAGCCATTCTCCTAAGTCCGTGACGCCGGAGAAAAACGTTGTTGCAGGCAGCGTGCTGTCCGCGCCAAGAAGGCCCGTTCGGCTAATCGCTGCATCCCGATCCAGACTCGTTGACGTACCATTATCTGTAATCGATAAATTGCCGCGCGGGACTATTGTTAAGCCCGTGCAAGTCGCGTCTATAATGAGCTGTCCATCTGTCTCAACGGACATGACGGTCGTCGCCACTGCGTTATTTACCTGGAGCCCCCCTGAACCGTGTCGGAAATATGTGTTTACGTTAGCAACAGAATCGATGTTTATAATGGGAGTGCCGCCACCGGAAACCGCAGACGACCAGAAATCAAACGCGCAATCATTACGCAGCGTCAGTGTGCCCGCGGCCAATATAGGTCGAAGTGCCGTAATCTCCATTGAGGTAATAGATAAAAGAACGCAACCCTCGGCCTGCATCCGGCCCGTACCGCCCTGATCTCCTGTAATTAACACATTCTCGAAGTAGCTGTTATCTACATCTTGCGAGTTAAGAACGATTGTGTTCGCCATCATCTCGCCGATGCCAAAGAACTCGTAATCCTCCATTGCCGCAGGTACAGTGAAAGACGAATTCTTAACGAGATAGATACGATCTATGCCAAGACTGTCGGCAATGGTCTTCGCAGTAGCGGGAGTGCTAACATGATTATTCCAAGTACCGTCGGTTCCGTTGACTGTGTTCGTATTCGCCGCAGCATCGTTATAATAGACGCCTGGCCCCCGCGGACCTGCATAAGCCCCGGCAAATCCCTCAACTCCGTCGTAGATCGTGTTAAGATTCGTCACCGTCCCGGCGTCGAGCATCCGGTTGTCTATGTCTAACCCGCCGGCATCACTGACCGGAAGTCCACCAGCTTCATCTGGCGCGGCATCAGGAAGCCGTTCCATCTGGTATGTAGTGGGGATAATTTCTACGTCTGACGTAGAGCTAAATCCACCCACTACAATCTGAGCAAAATCAGCTTCGGTCGCATTCACGGCAACCTTATACAGCCCCTTGAGATTCGTGGCGTCGGCTTCAGTTACCGTAGCGACTGTCAGGGCGGCCGAAGTCCCGTCTTTGAGAATCCGTGGTGTAATGTTTGCCGTGTCGCCGGTTTTCGGCGCATTGGCGAGCGTATCCCAAGCTAAGAACGTCGCCGTGAATGCTGCTGCTCGCGTAGCCATCAGGTGTTGGCCCCCGCGTAAATGGCCCAAACCGGAACTATGCCTCCAGAGATAGCTATGCCACTATACATGCCCCATAAGTGAGCGCGATCAGCACTGTCGATCGTCCCATCCGAAAAAGGAAGAACATGATCGAATGGATCGCAAAAGTTAAAAGCTGACAATAACAGACTATCGCTGGCTGTTAAGGCATTCTGAACGAATATAGGTATAAGTGGCATCCTAAGTGATCTCCCGCCACTTCAAGGAACCTTCGACATCTGCTGCGCTCACTCCTCCGATCGGGCGGAACGCCAGGACAAGCTCGCTTCGAGTGCCATCGATTGCCGCGCCAAGTGGGAGCGTCGAATGAGTGTCTCCGGCGGCAACTCCTGCTCCTCCTCCTCCTGATCCGCTGAACGAATATCCGCCGTCAATTTCTACACCTCCCGACACAGTATTGGCCGTAGCCCCAAGAGCGGTCTGGCAAATACTTTCAGCGAAGTCCGCGTAGGTTAGTGATCCGCCGATTGTTAGCGGGTTGTTTTTGTCCCCGTGGAGCAACACCCATTCAACTTTTTCATTGGCGGATTCGATAAATATGTTGGCGGAAATCGGCCTGACAGAACCTCCTAGATGAGTAGTTTTAAGCCGAACCGCCACTAGGACATAAAGCGTATTCTCGACGGCACTCGTTACCGCCGCGCCAGACGTGCTTCGGTAGCGAACAATTCCGCGATCCGAGACACCACCTTCGGATATCACGGAACCACAGATACAGCGCATTGAACATACGCCACTCGATGTCGTCGTGACAATCTCATATCGCAGCGGTAAGTTGGGCGTACTAGTCCAGGGTATTTGTAAAGTGTTTGAGACATTAAATGCGTGAACATAATGAGTGATTCCGCCGATCTGGAAGCCAACCCTTACGCGACCGACTGAAAGCCACTGGTAGTCGAATACGACAATCTGTGCCTTTGTCGCATCCAGTGTTAGGCCGGAAGGGTTCGAGGCGTCGGCGCCACCGTCAAGAGTATCCAGACTCCAACTCGCCTGTGCGACGGTAGTGTCAACAGGGGACCCGGTGTCGTTAGTTCGGATGGTAAATGCAATCGTTCCTGCATCGCTCTCAAAGAATACTCCGTTGTCATCGTCGTACTGGCCAAACCTACGCTCACACCCCGTCTTAGTGCCGGAAGCCAATTCCAGAACCCCCGTCATTAAAATTAGCTGACTATGCCCCGGTTGGTAATTAAACCTCTGAAAGGTTTGCCGGACTCTCCGTCCTGCGGTCACGTTAGTGCTAGTGAAGTCGATAAACGGCTTGGCGGCAGTCGGGGCGGCAGTGGCCATCGTACCGGAGATCAGCTCTTCGTCCCATAGCAGAGATTGATCGTCTGCGTGGAGAAGCTTGCTGTCGAAAATCGTTTCTGGATCTGATGTACGAATCCGACCAAAGGCGTCACAAGACGGCCCGTCATAGAAATTTATGTCAACTCGTTGGTGCTTTGCCAGGACGCCCCCGAACGTCTTTTCTGACGCGGCGTAGACTTCTCCTGTCCCCGGCAGTGTAGTGTTATCCGCCATAGCTAGCTCCATTTTCCCCTAGTGAAGGTCGTACCGTCTGAACTCATCGGTGAAGTTCCAATGTCAGCGCCGTCCGCATCATTACGGAGCGTCTTTGTCGTGGATATTTGCGTGCCCTTATTGCGAGACAAAGTAAAGAGCCAGTGAACCATCGCCCGAATAGAAGCCGTAGCAGCCGGGACCGACGATGGCTCGGCGTAAGTCGTCACGTTAAGCTCATTCGCAACCATGTTATCCAGGTCCAGGCCACCGGCGTCGCTGATGGGCAATCCGAACGCGTCATCTGCTGCTGCATTTGGTAATGCAGTTATGCCACCCCGTACATTATCATACGGGTCTGTTTGTGTAAGCGGGATCAGCACGTCGCACTCGGCCGCATTCGCCGCACCACTAATGCTCACCAGCAGCGACTTGGCTGAAGCCACCGCGAACCGAGCATCAGCTAAATGAATTTCGTACACGCCCAGATGGTTCGTGCCGTCAATCTCCTTGAACCGGCACTTAGTGGCAGCCGGTGGAGAGTAGGTCCCTAAGGCTACGATTGTCTCAATTGTACTCCCGGCTTGCGTATATGCTGTCGTAGTAGCTTCTTTGTCGGCGATCGTGCCGATAATGAGACCGGCAGATGAGAACAGAAGCCCGGTTTTCCCAGCCCCTGTGCTGACGGAGGAATCCAGGATCTTAACCCGTAGTATCACCGAATCCTGGTCGTGCGTGTACGATATGAGACTCATAGGCCCAGCCCCTGCATTCCGCCTAGGGAATTAGCCCGATGAATATAGTGCGGGAATGGTCCGCCAATTCTGGGCCTAGACAACACTGTGCGTCGCCGACGGTAGGTAGCCCTGAAGTCGCGATGATAGGCAATCAGTTCATTTACGGACACTTCGCGAGTCAGTACCCGAAAGTCGAATAGAGTTCCAGCAAAAAACTGAACCGTTGCACCAGAGTTTGTTCCGAAGCGAATGCCAGTATCCCAGTTCGGCTGGTTGGCAAATCCGGTATCGGTGAGGTTGGTCATGCTCTGAGGCACACCATCGATACAGACCGCGATTCCCCCGGCGCTATTACTGGTCTTCACGACCCCCATACTATGAACGTTTCCGTCGTTGATTTGAGGACTCGTCGACCCTGTTCTTTCAGACAGGATATTACCAGACGTGTCTCGAAGCTGAACCCGAATGCTCGTCGCCGGATCGCCCCCGCCTTGATTAAGACCAATGAACATAAACGGTGCTGTCCCGCCAGTCCCGGTCCCAGAGAATATCCGTGTCGCTGCCGAAGAGGTCATCTTGAACCGGAACAACATAGACCATGTTCCGGGTATCGATGTGGCAACCTTACCGAATCCTGTTCCGGTAAAATCGATGTTGTCATTAGTGCCGTCTAAGTCCAGCCCGTAATACCCTTCGCCTCCGTCGAATACCCAATCTGTCGGCGGATCCATTCCAGTCAATACGCCGTTACGCTTTCGTCCTCCCTGATCGACAAGAACGTCATCGGTTGGACCCAGCGCCGTACAGTATCCTGTGTAAAATTCCCGCCAATCGCCCGGCCGCTGGCACATCCCGCGTTTTGCTATTCCGCTCTTGTATGTCGGCTGACGGAGCACTATTGCACCTCGTCAATCAGCGGGATCAACGCAACGTACATTTCTACTGCATCACCTACCAGTGATCCAGTAGAATTATTGAGTACAACAGGCATGCCATATCGCGGAATGTCCGTGAGGACACCAACCTGACCGTACTGTACGTCCGTTGTATTGTCGGAAGTGGTGACCAGTGGACCAACCTCTTCGAGCTGCTTCAGTGAGTCCATTAGTGTGTCGCCGGTAGTTCCGGTATAATCAGCATCAGCACCGGTTAATTGGCCTGGATTCGCGTTGGCGGCCGTTGCACTAGGTGAACCTCCCCAGTAAACTATAATATTCTCGTCACTTGCAGCGCTGGCTCCGATTTCAAAGCCGACCAGGACGGCATATTGCCTTGCCCGGGTAGCCCCTAGATCCTTTTTGGCCCCTTGTCTTGCGGCGGCGGGAGCGACGCTGGTTAAATCCAACTGGTCTGTTCTAGCTAATCCGCTGACGGTGCTACTGTAGTCGGTGGTGTCAGCCCAGACAATCGCCGTTCCGTACTTGGTAAGAATTTCATTTGGCATGACTATAACCTCGCCTCCATGACGTTGCCAGACCGAATTCGTGGTAGACCTATTTCTGCTGCTCGGCTCACAATAGTCGTGGCCTTCTGTGCAAGTGCCGTTCGGTCGGTGGCCGAGAGTACGCCGGCAGCAACTAGTTCGTTCACGAGATCAAGATGTTTCTGATTAGATGGGTCAAGTACGCCATCATCAGTTCCCAGTAGCTGGTCGGCGATGATACAAAGGCTCCTTACTTGGTTCGACAAGGCTGGGTCGGCGATCCCTCGGCGGACCTTGAAAGCGCGGGCGCCAATCGCGGCCCACTCTCGCAGCGCTGTCATGCCCACCGGACCAAGCATGTCGCGATCTTGGCTATTAAGGGCCTCAGTCGCCGACACGTCATTCATACCAGAGTAGCCCATGGCTACTGGGTCGTCAGTTAGCTCATCGCGTAATCGATCGATGTCGACTGGCATGACCTCACTCCTATCCGCTACTGCCTTCTCTTGTCTACCGCTCGCCAGTAGCAGTTGGCAGTCGCGGCCGTGCCAATGTCAAAGTCGAACTCAAAGTGCTGTACGCCGCCGAGCGGCAGGATGATTGACGCCGCTGTTTCAAGAGCGGTGGGTGTAATTAACTCGTACAGAGAGGTGTCGGAGGGCCCATCGGTTACGGTGATTGTGTTGGCGAGAAAATGCAGTGTCCCCACAGCATTCGCAGCGATATCACCGAGGATGATGGCCAACTGTGCGATCAGTCGCGGAATCCAGATATCAGATCCCTGTACCTTACTCCACCCCCAGAGGCGCATATCAAACGTCTCATCGTCATTGTTGGTGCCAAATGGGATCAGCGCGATCTGCTCTGGCATATACGTGTCCGTAGCTAAGCGTGGCACAAGATTCTTATCGAAAATATCAAAAATACCGTCCCCTGATGGGGCTGCTGTCAGCGGCAACTTTCCAGGGAATGTCGTGACAGTGGAGTTGGTGACCAGTGCTCTACGCAGGGGATAGGCTGTCTGCATTACACGGCCTCCTTAATTCGATCATCTAATGTTGAAACGATCGCCACGGAATCCTTCGGGAGGCGCCTATTCTTGTGCTCTCCATCGATTCTGACGGATACAATGTCCTCGTCAATGTGCTTGACGAAACGCGCATCTTTGGCCTCTTCGTCAATCTCGGCCAACAGCGGAGCGCCTTCCTCGACATCCTCCCACTTCAGGGAATCATCCACGGCGTCAGGCGGCCCGCCAAAGATGCTTTCCAGGTCGGTGATCGGCTCGTCGTAAACATCACTGAGCGCCACATGAATTCGATTGAACTCAGTAATCTTCTCAGCGCCATTCACGCGGACGCCCAGTGTGCCGCAGGCAATCGGACCGGTGTAGATACCGGGCACCGACTTCTCTTCTTCGCTGATGTCCACGTAGACAAGAGCGCGGCCGTCAGTCGGGATCTTGCGCCAGTCAATGCGGCCGGTGATACCAGTCGCCGGCTCGGGCGGGGCATAACCGAGTCTACGGCAGGCGGCGATGAGTGATATCGTACCAAGTCGGCCACTCGCACCGGCGCGATGTAAGGCGTGGGTGCAAAGCGCAACCTCTTCTCGCAGATCGTTCGGCAATAGCCCCTCTTCTATCCCAAGGATACGGGCCAGGTCTTCAGAGTCCGCTTCGTGAACGTGGATCATAAGGTTTGTCCTCCGTTAATGTGAGTTCCCTCCGTCGGGTCAATAAAAAAGACGGCGCCACGCCACGGAGGAAGCAATGACGCCGTCAAGCATGCGTGGCTAGCACGCTCGCTTACGATACGCTTAGCTGAGTTTTCCAGACTGATAGAAGCTCCACCAGTCGAGTTCGATATCGTCGGGCGTTGTTCCGACCGATCCCTTGTTGATGACACACATATTCATGAACTCACCACTGGGGAAGTCGGCCGAGACATCCATTAGCGTGCCCGTGACGTAGGTGGATTGCTCCACGTTGTCTATGTAGATGGCGATCTGCTGAGACTCCGGTGCCGAGGGGTCGTAGATGAACCCGACTTTGTAAAACGTGTTGGCGACCAACGTCTGGGCGCTGGCAATGACAATCGTCTCCGTGCCACTTTCCTTCATATAGCGGAAGGAAAGTGCGTCGCCATCGACAGAATCGATCAGGAACCCAATCGAGTCGTCATCGGCGAGATTGTCGTCAGCGCCGATAATCCCATCGGCTACGCCGGCGCGGGCTATGGCACTGGCAGGCTGTTCGCCGAGGCCCAGAAATACCGAACCCTTGTCATTGGCAACGAGTGTCTTGCGGAATCGGAATTCGCAAATCGTCAACCTTGCGGCGGCTGCCGCCCTGCTGATCGTGCCGACGCTTCCCCGACCACCGCCGGTCATAATGGCCACCGAGTCATCATCGGCGCCGTCACCTGCGCTAATCCGAATCACGCCGTCGCGAGTATTGCCAAGCTGGGTAATGTCGTCAAGGTCGCCCGTGTCCTCGAAGAAGGCGTGATATCCGTGTCCAGGGCCAATAACGGCCGCGGCCGTGGTTGCAGTAACCGTATTGATGTTGTCAAAGTCATTGAAGATCATCGTTGCCATGTCATCGCCGACGGGGTCGACCAGGGCCGCGTGGGCCTTCCGCCACAACCGGGGCGACGGGCCACGGCCAGACTCACCCATGTGACCCGTAAACAGGGTGTTTCCTAAGATACTCAGACCGTTCATTTGTTAAGCTCCTTATGGAGATTTGAATGTGTATGTGAAGGCCAATGGACCCTTACGAGGTGCTCCCGACCCAATTAAGTCGACGATTGGTGCAGATGTAGTTGTACCAGCTATCGTAATGGACTTCGCGAACATTACGCTGCCGCGGGGCATCCTTCTTCGTTCGCCGCATATTTGCTCCGCGCTTGAAATAGGGTCGCAGTGAACTCCATTGTACCCCGTACAGGGGGTCCGTGCTGTCGTTCGCTTCCAAGTACGGAACCCACTTAATCGGAACTCCACCGATCACAACCTGATTCATATACCTGGCCACATCCTTACCCAGATTGTCGTTCCGGGTTTCGGCTAATCTTTCGAGAGGCTCCAGGACTCGGTACGTGGTGTAGATAGCAGACTGGTCGCCCTTTCCGAAGGCGAGTTCGGGGTGCGGATTCGGCGCCCTGAACCGCGTAAAGGTAATAGCCTTCTTGGTTTTGGCCACCAGATCATCGGAAGTGATGGAGGTGTACCCGAATGTCCAATTTCTCCAACGGGGCACGGTAAGACTGGAGATATTTGCACAACCAGCAGCGAAGCCGGACGGGTTGCCGCCATTAAACGCCCCTCCAGGAGTGGTGGTGGCGTCCTTCTGAATCCAGTAGGGGATACCCTTCGGCGGTGCATCAGTTTCGCTGCCCGTCGGCTCAGTCCAGATTTGCTGTTCGGCCAACTCGATCAGATCGTTCATGCAGGCGTGCTCACGCACAACCAGTTCACGGATGATCGTCTCTTTATCGGTTTGGAAGAGGTCTTCGTAAATGTCGTAAGACCAATTCGCCGTGGTGGCGGTCCAAGTCTCGGTGCCCTCGATCGTCAGGTCCTCGACGGCCGTTTGATCGACCGAGAAGAGACCAGTGGGTCTGGCGGTACCGGTATTCTTGGTCTGGACCTTGAAATTGATCTGCGGGCCGCCGCGTTCGATGATCTTGCGATCAGTCATAATTGCGGCGACGCAATACTCCTGGTGTTCCAGCGAGAGATCGGTCCACTTGGTACGCTTGAAGTTATCAATGGTCAAGTTCACGAAGTCGTCGACTTGGTGGGGGAGCAATGCCATGTTCTGGCCTCCTTATTGCTACCGCCCTCCGCAACGGTTAGGTTCTTTTCGATGTGACACTATGTAAGATTCAGGGTTTCATGCCTTCCTCTTCTTGTAGCTTCGCGTACATTGCGCTGATTTCCGGGTTGTCGTACAATTCCTGGGCTGGGTCGCCCCCAGCTTCAAGCTCCCGCTTCGGTGCCGGCTTCGCTGCGGGCCGACTTCCGCTTACGGGTCGTCTCTTACTCGATTGCCTCGAAGCAGCTTCCTGAATCTTCTTCATCTCTGCCGTCCGGTTCTCCTCAGTGAACGCCAGCATGTCTGCCCGATCGATCAGGGTCGCTATTGGCGGGATATCCGGCTCTTTACCGGCGTCCTTTGCCCTCGCAGTGAGGCCAACGACAATTGTCTCCATCGAATCGAACAGCTTGCGTCGTGCGTCCTCGTGCGCTACTAAGAGAGCAGTTGGATGTCCGTCGACGACACTTTTACCATAACGACCCTCGTTGTGATTGTCAACAGCGCCGTGGAATTCATCCCAGAGCCGTCGTGAGGATTCCTGCCTCTGGGATTCACGCTGCGCCTCAATGAACTGCCCCATTTCTTTGACAGCCCCTTCAAGCCGCTCGATCGTCTCCCGGTCAGCATCCGCACGCTCAAAGAGCTTCAGGCTGTCTGCGTCATAGTCCAACTCACGGAGTTTCGCCATGTCGAACTTCTCGGGGGCAGGCGTCTCTTCTTTTTGCGGCTGGTCCGCCGGGGGAGCCTGCTGTTGTGGCTCCTCTTGTTTCTGGGGAGCGGATAGATGTCGATCGAACAGAACGGCAGTCTTACGGAATGCCTCTTCACTGCCGAAGTCTTTCAACTCGTCTTCATTCATGCCGTAGCTTACGGCGAGATCGCGGATCGGGCCCGTGACCCACTCTTCGGGCTGCTCCTCTGCGACCGGTTCAGATTCCGGTTCTGGATCAGACGGCTTATCAGAAGTGTCCCCGGTCTCCTCCTGGGGCTCTTCGGACAGCGGGTCGGTCGTCTCATCGACCTGCGCCTCCGGTTGCGGATCCGGCTCTTCCGACGGCTCATCAGGGTCAGTACCCTGAGCGATAGCAATCTCTCTCTCGTTCAGTTCAATTTTTTCAGGCGCGTCTGGGTCGGGCATGAAAAACTCCCTCCGCTATTGACGTATTGGCTTGTCTTGATTCTCCTATCATTATTGCAGCCAATACGCTTGTCAATAGTCTGTTATGGGAATTTTTCGAGGATCAGTCTCTTTGCATCCTCTAACTGCTCCGCTGAAATCATGGCCCCAGAGCCGTTCCGTGAGTTATGGTCATGGAAGCCCCTTGACCTCATGTATGCTTTCCAGGACCCCGGGGAATCGCAATGAACTTGATAGTATTCAGGCACAATAGGGTCTTTTTTGAACTCAACCCCACCGACTCTGGGGTCATTTTTCTTGGCCGCGTCAAGATGTTCCTGGAATTCATGGAACTGGCATTCCCCAAACCCCATCGAATCACTGATGATTGGTGGACCATTTACGAATCCTGGCCCGGGGCTTTTTCCGAGATTCTTTTCGCTCGTTCGTACCCGTTTAGCGATCACCCCGTCCGGCAACTCGACACACCCGAGCCCGTCCATTCCCATCATGGTTTCCCAGTCGACGACGACAATCTTGTCGTTATCCTCTCTGCGGAAATGGTATCTGTCGCTCATTTCAATCCCTCCGCAAACCTGATGCCACTGTACTTTCCTACCAGATTGCGCATGTCGTCCAGGTGACGCTGAGTGGCCGCCAGGGAGCCTGCACTGCCTGTTCCGTCGGTCGGCCGGATCCCGCAGTCCCAGAGCGAATCCATAAGGACCTGGGCGTTTGTTGCATCAATTGTCGCGAATGCCGGGATTACCTCGTAAAGGCCGCGCTTTTCAAACTCAAATGGTACAGCCGTTCTGACATCGCCTTGATCGATAAAACCGGCCGTCAGTTCAATCGTTTCTCCAATGCAGTGCGTTTTATGAGCACGAATCTTCAAATCTCTCATAATTTTTCTCCGTTTCTGCTGAAAAAGTACAATGTGACACGTTGTCACTTTTAGGCCGGTGGCAGGTTCATCGAGGCGATCTGGTCAGGGTTCGGTGATTGGCCAAGCCACGCCTGCTGAGCTACGGTACTGCGAGAGGCGGTCGTGCCGCCAGTAGGGATATTCTGCCTCGTGGAAGTGCTCGTCGTATTGCCGGGATGTACACTGGTTTGCGGGCCCGGATCCTGCTCCAGGGATGGTGACGAGAACTGGATCAAATCCCTAATTCTGGGCGTACTAGACAGATCGGACATGATTTCCGTCAAAAGCTGCGCGTTCAGGTTGGCGCCCTGAGCCTGGAACTCCTGGATTGCCGGGAAGTAAATCTGAGTGAGGAACTGCATGATTGACTGGACCCGTTGCCCGGGACTCTGGTACGGCATCGAAAATATGTCGATATCAAAATTGTAGTCCAGGAAATTGCCCTCCCTGTCTTCTGGGGTCCAGTCTGCCTGGACAACCATGTCAGTGCCCGGGATCGCAAGTTCACCGCGGAGGATCTTGAATTCGTCATTCCAGAGAAGCTGTCCGAGATCCCGTATGACCGCGCGCGTACCATCTAGAACCTTGTACGACATCTGGCCTTCCTTCTTACTGGCGGCCTTATGTATCAAGTTCTCTTGGGTGGCCGTGTCAGCCTGCACACCCAAGCCCATCATCGCGGTGAGATTACCCGCCATACGATCGAACTTATCGATCGAGTCGATCATAAACGCCTGGAGATTTGGGTCGACCCCGCCGATCTGCACCTCGCCGATCTGCGAGGGGTCCGTAACTTGGACCCAGTCGTCGTCGGAAGACATAGCGAGCTTCTTGGCGTCCGGGTCTCCAGAGGGCGGGTACGTGTGGGCCTTTTTTGTGTTCCTGGCCCGGCGAGCCTGCTTCCGCATGATGTTATTTATGATCCGGTTCAGGCTGGCCAGGTGCGAGGCCGGAGAAGTCGGCATAATATTCTGCGGGACATCGTTGAATCCGAGCAGATGATACGGACCGAACTCTGGGCCGTTCCACTCCATCTCGGCCAGGGGCTCACCCTTGAGTTGCATGAAGTTCCGATCGCTCACAGCGAACGTGTAAATCATATTGTCCTGGGGAATCCAGATATCGCACAGATCAATCATGGGCTCGAATTCGTCGGCATCAACCTCTGTACCAGATGCGAATGCGTCGAGCCTCTCGTCGCCCCCTCCGGCTACCTTTGAGGTTGGCTGTAGATCCTCTGTTGCCTTGTAGATCCCTGATTCTGTGACATCCTTGAACGACATCCTGTAGCTGTCGCCGGCGAACTTCACTTGTTCGTATTTAGGGGCCGTCACGTCATGCACCCAGTTATCCAGGCTGACGTTTGAGGCGAACGGAGTGCCCGGATCCATCCAGAGGTCCGGCTCAAGCTCGACCTGGCCGGAATCGGCAAGATGCACCTTAATTATGCCCATGCAGAAGAAGGCATCCATCACCCATTGCTTGAGGGTATACTCCAGGCCAATCTCTGAGATCATGTTATTGATGCCGATCTCAAAACGCTTGGCGAACGGCTTGAATTGCTGTTGTTTCGTGGTAATCAGCACCCTGGGGCGGTTGGCGGCGAGCGTCATTGTGTATGCGTCGACGGCCTGATTCATCAGGTTCAGGTGCATCTCACGCCGATGGGGCTTCGTGTCCCCGTACCCGGCGCCAGCGTAATCTTCAACCAGTCCCCGGTTCAGCTTACGAAACGGCTCAAGGGAACGGAAGGAACTTTCGACAGCCCTGAATAGACGGTCTCGGTCTGTGGAGTTATTTGGGTCCATTCTTGATTGCTCCTGTTTCAAAAAATCGGCGGGCCGGATTCGATACCGACTCAGCTATTTCGTCCAACTTACGTGACGCCATCAGTCACTGTGGGGTCGGGTCTAGCGGTATGGGGCCGCTGCTGACGCTCCCCGACACAAACGCTGCATGTCCTTCCACGCTGCCGCCGAGTATTTGTGTTCTTCTGCATCCAATTAGTGTACCAACCAGCCGCTCGAATGTCACGGTGTTTTAGAAGTTCCGGCCACTGGCGAGGGACTCGTTGGTCGTTTCATCCCAGTCGCTATTTCCCTTAGAACGGGCGTTTTCGTGCATCTGATCGCGGAAGGCCAGGGTATCCACAGGGGGGTCTTTTGTCGGGGCCTCGGGCAGTTTTTCTGGCAACGGACGGTCTTTCGCTGCCTGCCAAGCGACACAGAGGGCTATTACCCGGTCCCCGTGAGCCTCACCCTTGGCGCTGTCGTCATCAGTGCGCTCTGCCCCAATATGCTTGATTTTCCCGCCAATGTAGACATATTGACCGAATTCAGCCAGTATCGCATCAGACCGAACAATGAGCTTCTCCTTCTTCACGTCGTTGTAGACAGCGGCAAACATGATCGGCCTATTCTGCGGGGTTGTCCGCCAGCCGGCCTCTTTAGTCCTGTTCTTACTGCGCTTGTGGAGGATCGTACGCATATAGATGTCCGGATAGCCGCGGTCTAAGATGCGCTTTGTGAAGACCCCTCCTATCATGTTATTTTCCCATGCCAAGTAGGCACCGTGGAACATATTGGCTAGGCAGATACAGTAATCCGTGAAATCGTTCGGGCCCATTGTGTTTGACACGAACTCCGCAACCTGCTCGCCGGTCAGCAGGTCGATCACTACGACCGTGCTGTTCGAGGTATGTGAGCCACCAAGTCCGGTCCCGACATCGGCTCCAAGTGCGTACTGTCGACGAGGTGGCTTATTTTTGTGATCCAGCGCACACCATATCTTCAGTGGCCCGTTCGCAGATCGGTCGAAGGTGAAGTCGAGATCCTCTGGATTATAGGTGATGTCGCCCCTGGATTGCGGTGTCTGTATAGTCGACTCGGCCGTCTGCATGAACTCTTCGCGGAAGTAGCGGTACATAGAGCCGGCGTAGTCGATGTCGAGCTCCTGGGCGATGTTCTTAGGTGTTGCATCTGCTCTGTCACATTGCTGGTCGTACCACGGAGATCGGAGGCGCGCCCCTAAGACGAACCCCTTGGCCCGCAGTCGCGAGTATAGGTCGAGCACGTCCTGACTCGGTGGCGAATAGTGAGACGGCAGGGGTTTATTTTCTGGATCAGTGGCGATCGGGACGCCCTCCTTATCCAGCTTGTACAGCCCCCGGTTCTTCGAGTTATTCTGACTCCAGTGGACTCTAATCCGAACGATCGCACCACTCGGGTTGTGCATAAACTCGTAGTACGCGCCGGTCGGCCCCTGGGGCGTCGAGACTACAAGTCGGCAGTACGTGGTCTCTCGGAGCCCATTCAGGAAAGCCGTATCCTTCCCGGCATCCCACAGTGCCATTTCATCACAAAAAAACCACTCATACCGGCCGGCATGCCCAGCGTCGGCAGTTGATGCAAAGGCATTGATCTGAGCGTCGTTGCGAAGATTAACAAGAGAGTGGTCAGCCCGATTCCGACACCAGTCTGTATTCCTTGTGCCAACCATCCACTTCGGGAGCTTAGTTAGCTCCCAGTCCAGCTTGGCCAGAAGGGAATCCATGTTCCCAGGAGTGTCGGCCATTGCCTCATTACGAGAAACGATACCGACTTTAGATAACGGATTAAACAGCCAGTCGTGGAGCGCAAGGAGTAAAGCGATCCAGCTTAGGCCCTCTCCGCGAGACTTTTCGACGCCTATATCGATGACGCCAAGGTTCTTCTTGATTTCTCGAATGATTGCCGGTTGGTGATCCCACGGGATAAATGGAATCTGCTTCGGAAGTCTCCGGCCGTTGTCGTCGAAGCGCACGCGGGGTTCGTACAGCCAGCAAAACGCTGCTAGCCAAAACATGACATCTGTGCGGCAGGCTTCCATGACGGCAGCTCGCAGCGAGGCGGACTTTGCGCACCGGCGGCGCAGATCGAGACGGAACGCCAGATTGCCGGCGAGGTCGAGGGGCACGTCGCTGTAGTAGTCGTGTTCGGCTGTCATTGTTTTAGGTGGTTCGCGAGACCGATGAGGCTGCTTACGAGGAAGCATAGACAACCTGAAACCATAAGAGCGTACTGGATGATGATTGGGTCGAGTTTCATTTGTGGTGCTTTTGGGATCTTGGTGGCGCGAAGAGTTTCTCGCCGGTGAAGCCGCGGTTGAGTCGAGATTGGATTGTGTTATAAGTGCAGCCGACGATACTGGCGACCTCCGTGATGGTCAGGCGTCCGCGGGGTGTTTCAATCCAGCGATTACTGCGTGCGTTGCTGTTCTGCTCAACACAAGTTGCCCATCTGCAATTTGCAAGGTTATAGCCGAAATTTCCATCAATACGATCTATGGACTTGCCGTTCGGTTTTTCTCCCATGTCAGTCAGAAAGTTCTCGAACTTCTTCCATCGATGGCACACCTGAATTCCACGGCCACCGTATAAGTAATAGCTGATGTGTTTCGGGTTCGTGCATCTCTCAAGCATTCCTCTCCATGAATTATATGTTCCGGTATACGACATTCCGTGCGTATAACTGCCTTGCTGGCAACCGCATGACTTTTGACCACCACGGAGTGCGTTCCCTTGAATAATAGAAATATTTCCGCAATTACAAAGGCACTTCCATCGCACCTTTCCGTATTTTGAATTTTCAGCCCGATCAATAACAACCAAAAGCCCGAACTGGTCTCCAATCAGGCTCCTCGATTTCGAGCCTTTAGGGCGACAGCCGCATGATGGAAGTTTTCCATTTCTTAATCTATTTCCTCGCATAACAGCCGAACCCCCGCAATCGCACCTACACTTCCAGCGTGCCTCTCCGCTGACGGCTTTTGACCGGCTAATGACTACCAGTAGTCCGAATCGCTTTCCGGTCATGTCAATTACTTTCATGCGCTGCTCTCTTCTTTGACACCAAATGTAAAATGAAGCTGATCTTTCCCTAACTTATGATACAGGTGAGCCTCTGTGGCACGGTCTGAAACCCAGCCGCTTTCGTAGTGCCATGCATCATGACCGGACATACTGCGAAGACTGCGAACAGTAACTGAACCCATTTGGTCTGCCGCGGTAGTCATTACGCGCTCATGGTGGATATGGCCTGTTAGAAATTCACGGCAAGTAGTCTTACTCCACGCTTCTGGCGCTTCGTGCGGCATCAGCGTAGCCAATTTGGCTGGCTTAATCTTGTCGCCATGGGAAAATCCAAGAAGCGTCTTGCCGTACTGCATGTACTTCCTTGCCCTCCAGTCAGCGTCGACCGTAACGGATTTTACCGTTCGGTAATGTGCCGCGAGTGTTCGGGCTATATGAAATGCGGCATGACGATCATGATTTGAGGCATGATAACTGCATTCAACCGGGGCTACCTTGACCAGCTTGTCAATCGCTTCAATTAACGTCTCCTCGCAAGCTGCAACAATCTTCGGATAGCGTCCGTCTACGTCCTGCGGTGTTCCGGCCGTCGTAGTTGATGCTATACCATCACACTGTAACATGTCCTGGCCGATAGGTAAATACCAGCGATCTATCTTGTATGGACAGCACGCTGCCATCGTGCGCTCAATCGCATCCCGGTAGAGTCTGCGAACAATCTTGAGGTCATAGTGTGTCCCCGTCTCCGGTGCCCAGCAAAGTTTTCCAAAGTGGACATCGTACAAGCCGACGATCGCCAGCCACTCCCCTTGCGTCTTTCGCGGCGGCTTCCATCCACTGTAATCCGGCCTATGGTCCTTCATTGCCTTAGTAAAAAGGTCAGTTGCCTCAATAGCCCAGCGATCCGGGCGGGGCCTTAGGGTTAGCTTCATCCGATACAGCGTAGTGATAACGATTGTATCATCACTAAGTTTTGCGTATCCTTGCCATTGTCCTGGTTCAGCCCTCCCGACCTCCCACTCAGACAAGTCAATCCCGGCATCAGAGAGAACCTTAGCCTCCGTCAACGGCTCAGTAGACACCTCAGTAACAGTGCCCTTCTTGCCCGGAGATAGATCCTGGTCGATCGTATCACCAAGATGCACTTTGGCGTTTCGGGGTGGAATCACAGAAGAGTCGAGCGGGTTCTTACTTTTCTTTTTCTTGTCCAAGGCGGTCCTCTGATTGCAGTAGGTGTATCCAACGAGTGAAGGACGTTTCCCCTATGTCGCGACCAAGACATCCGTATATTAGGTGCTGATTACAGTGCTTCCTGAGGGCGGCGCGCGGCCCCCATAGGTTGCGGCGGCAGTAGTCATCCAGCCACTCAAACTCCTTGGGATGTTCCTTTTCCATCTTTACCCACCATCCTTGGTTTTGCTGAGGTATCATATCA